ATTATAAGTTCCTGGATTTTCTCCACCACTTAAGAAATCTCCTAGTTGATAAGTTACACTTCCATTTCCACCAATATTTGCATCAATTGCAGTAATAGTAAATAATTGATAGTTGTAATTTTCGGAATTATATCCTTTTCCAGTAGAATTAACTCCTACACTAATATTTTCAATTAATACCTTATCATTTATTGCAAATGGAAAAGCACTTGCAGTACTAAATCCAACTGCTAAAAAGACTGTAACGTTTTTAGTAGTCGAATTGTATGAAATTGAAGAAATTCCAACACCATTTGAATTTTGAGTTGGAATAATGATCGGATCTGTATCATTAAGTCTATAAGTATTGTTTAAAATTGTAACATAATTATCTCCAAGTGAGTAGCGAAGATCTACCTCAGATAAAACTTGCTTTGAATATCCATCCAAAACAACAAGTTTTGGTGAAGATATATATCCTCTTCCCACCGAAGTTATTCCTATTGAATCGAAAGAATTAAGTGGTTCAATTTTTAAAATTTGGGGAAGAACTACATTAGGTCTTAAGGTAAAATCGCAGGAAAAATCAAATCCAATATTATTAAGTTTTGTTTTTTCAACTTTTCCTATTGAGTTACTGGATGCTTCTAAAATAGCACCAGTTCCATAAGATGAATTAACCGATGAAAACTTTGGAAGATTTGTGTAACTCTGTCCTTTTGATAATATGTTGACTTTGGAAATAGGGCCAAACGCACTTAATGAAGTAGTTTCATATTCTAATTTCGATGAAGAATCATAAGAATAAGATTCTGGGATTTTTTCTAAATTGTATGTGAATGAAGTAGAGGAAATTGATATTACTTTGTGTTTTCCATTATATCCACTAGAAGTGACTTGTATCTCATTATTTCCAATTACAGAAGAATCAATACTAACTTCTTCCTTTATTGAGGGGAGTGTATTTTCGTAAACGGGATCTAATTTATAATATAACTTTTCTGGAATATCTTTAGTTACGTTTAGTGTAACCTTTGCATTCGTATCTATACCTGTGTTTCCAGATCTTATAACTTCAAATGTATTACTGAGTTTGGATTTATCAAAAATTTGAGTATAATTTGAATCGGTGTAGAAGTTTAATTCAAATGCAGAATATCTAACTGATCCATTAAGATATGAAAGAGAAGAATCTGATAGATCAAATGTTACGCTGGAGTTTCTATAAACTTTAATTGGTGGATTTACTGGAGATAAAGTTCCACTTGACGCTGAAGTTATATTAATAATTTCAGGATTTAAACTTATTGCACTATAATACGAAGGGGATAATTTCACAGAATTTCTATCAAAAGTAACAATATAGTAAATTTTATTGTTACTTAATCCCCCAGAAGGAGACGCCGAGGTATAGACAATTTTTTGTCCATTTTCAAAATTGTGATCTGGAATTGTTATTATATTTGAAGCAATGTCAACATCTCCAGAAACAAAAGATCTTGGATTTACTAAAACTTTTCTATTATCATCATTATATTTTATTGTGATTGAAGTAGAAATTCCAGGATTTACACTTACAAATACTTCATCATTGTTTGTAAGTCCATGTGTTTGTGCAGTAGAAACTGTTACAGTATTTTTTGATACTTGTCCAGAAAGTTTTGGATAATATGTTTTGAAACTATGGTATACACCTGTTCCAATCCCAGTAAAATACAAGGTACTAATTGAAGCAGTAGTTGTTGCAATTCCCACAAAAGTTCCTGTAGATCCAAGTCCAACTTTTACCGTTGATATTCCTATTAAATCATTTGTGATTTTAGCAACATAAATTGTTGATTGGTCACTAAGAGACCAAGAAGATGTTCCATTATTTGAAACAGAAATAGAACCACCACTATTAGTTGAATAAACTAAAGAATCGCCAGTTTGTAAATTGTGGTCTGGAATATAAACTGTTCTTGTTGGAATAAAGATTTGAGTAATTCCTACTCCCGGATTTGCGAAAGATAATGTGGACCCAATTCCTACTCCAGAAATCGTACCAACACCAATAGATTCTTTTGGATTGAAATAAATTTCTTTATTTGCCTTATATCCATATGAAACAGTATCACCTGCATTTATAGAAAATCTTCTAGAAGATTCATATAAAGCATCAGTATAACTATGTGCAGATCCAACACTACCATCAACAGATCTTAGAACTCTAATTCTAGAAGAACTTCTGTCTACGTTTAGTACTTTAATTTTTTCATTTCCAATTTGGTAAATGTCATTTTCTTTTATAGAAGAATATGAAAGATTACCTGCAACAGAAATAAACGTAACTATACCGGTTACCCCAACTGTCCCAATACCAGAAGGATTTGCGAGAGATAATATATTTGTAGAAACACCTATAGTATACGATCCTTTTATCAAGGATGATGTTGTGTTTAATCCCGAAATAGTAACAAGATCGGTATTTATAAGGTTATGCGGAGAGACTGATTGGATGATTAGTAAATTTTTGCTGCCTTCAAATGGATAAATTTCTGTACCGTAGATAGTAGTATTTGCAACACTAATTGAGTTTACAATTTTTCCGCCAATCCTAGAAACTTTTGAAGTGAATCCAAATCCAGCAGTTTCATCGTTGTCAAAAATTATCTTATCATTTACTTTGTAATTAGAACCTCCAGTCACTATACCAACACTATCGATTGGACCAGGAGATGCATATTTGATATCAATTGTTTGATCTAAATTATTTGGTAAAGATATGTAAGGATATGATGTTCCCTTTTTAAGTAAATTGTATGGAAATGTATTTCTTGCCCAAGTGGTTTTGTTTAGATCAATATCATCTTGATTGGAAAATCTGCTAAAGTTAAAATCATTAGGAGTAGATTTGAATTTATTTCCAATAATATACGGAAAAATTGGTAATCTATAATTTCCAAAAGAATTGGATGCTGTTTCATCTATAGTTGCAAAATATGCGTATGTTCCATTGGGAAAATCTGGAGTAACACAAAATCTACCATTGTACTCATCTAAAACTGTATCATCGGTTACATTTTTATATTCAAAGTCTTCAACAAAGAAACCAATTGGAAATGGTGGTCTGTTTGGTAAAGGGCTAGAAATATATCCGGATTTCATTCTAGATATATTTCCTTTTCCATCTTTATTTGAAAATCCATATGGACCATATATTGGATTTCCATCATATGCCCATCCAATTATTGGCGAATGTTTTGTCGAAGAAACTTCAATACCATTTTGTTTAATTAGATCTGGCGTACCATAAAGAATTTTTCCACCAACTTCTTTTGCGTATGTAGTTTCTCTTAATTTTCTTGGTGCATATAAATGTGTATACTGTAATTCATATTTTGAGTTTGAATTATAGAAAATAGATCCGTCATCAGTGGTTATTTTATTAAAATACTTCGCAAAAAGATTAATAGTCCAAGATTTTAATTTTGGACTAAGTTCAGCACCAACACCCGCTGGCGATACTGTAATAAAAGTATTATTTTGATCATATCCAGCACCACTTTCAACAATTTTAATTGAAGTAATTTGTCCATTATTCAATATAGGAGTTAAAACTGCACCCAATCCATTTCCATTAGTTAAAATATTTAAATTTGGGGGAGAATTATAATCTTTTCCTGGATTGTTAATCAAAACATCAACAATCTTTCCACTGTTGATTATAGGAACAAGTTGTGCCTCTGATCCACTACTTAAAGATACATCTGGAATTCTGTTGAAATTGATAATTTCTGAAGATCCGTATCCAACGCCATTATTTTCTAAATGAACCGAAGCAATTTCACCTCTAAAAATTGGTTGAACTACCGCTTTAAATGAAGATGATACGCCAACGTTTCCAACAATTTCAACTGTTATTTGTGGGTAGTTAAAGAAATGAATTCCAGATCCAATCGAAGTTAATTGAATATATTGATTTGTTTGATAATAAAAATCTTTATTATCAGTACCGAAACCGACTAAAGAAAGTTTGAAATTATTATCATCGACTTTTGTTACGTAATAATTTGTATTGTTAGTTAAACCGCCAATTGGAGAACCACTTGTGGTGTAATTAATAATTTCCCCTGACTGATAATCGTGACTTTCGATTGTCACATATCCAATGGAAGTGTTAATTCCACTTGAACTTACAGTTTTCTTTTTATTTTGATAATTTGCTCCGGAGTCATCAATATTGATCGATGATATAACGGATTTTTTGTTAAAAGATTCTAAATCATGATTACCAATACCAAATGATGTAAGTGCAACCGTATTAACGCCCACTAAAGCATCATCAAAAGTTTTATGTAATTTAACTGTAAAAGAATCTTGAACAGAAACATAATATGAGGAGTTTGTAGAAATACCACCAACTGATTGTTGTGCGTTAGTTCTGTATACTACTCTCTCAGCATTTCTAAATCTATGATAAGTAGAGAACCCAATTGTGTTGTTTGTAATATTTACAAATGCAGACTTAGATTCTGAACTAAATGATACTTTATGATCAATTAATTTCATCGATGCACTTGCTTTCGCACCAGATCCGTTTCCACCACTAATATTAATTTTTGGGGGTTCCAAATAATCAAAACCGGGGTCAATAATTCTAATTTCTTGAAGTGAACCCCTAACAGCACAATATCCTGTTGCTCCAGTTCCAACAGAATCTGATATTATCAATGTTGGTGGATTGATAACATCATATCCATCACCAGAATTTATGATGCCAATATCTTCAATTGTATTATAATAAATTTTATCCTTCGATTTATAGTTTAGTATTTCTACGCCATTAATTAAAATACCAACAGGTCCGGGAGTTGTTTCATAATTCTTTCCATCATTAATTGGGGGATTAATTTCTCTTAAAAGTTTTTGAGATTTTAATGTTTTTAAATAAAAATCATAGTCCTCAAACTTACTACCCGATACTGTAATTGGACTAGTAATGTTAATAAAAATTGAACCATAAAGATTAGATCTACTTTTGGCAATTTTTACACTGTTTGAATTCACTCTCTTTATAAAATATACCCCACTATCAAACAAAGACCCCTGGCTTGAACTATAATAAACAGAATCGCCGGTGTAAAACCCATGATCTTCTCCGGGACTAATAGTAAATGTATCTCCGACAAACGTTCCCGAGAAAGTTATAGTTCTATCAAAAGCATTCAATGATTGGCTATTATAATGTGGCAAAGAGGAAGATGCTACAAGAGTTCTATCATCAATTTTGTAAACATTTTGAACATCTGTAGTCTGACTTGCTAGATATGGATATTTTGAAGAATTAACTTTAAGTAAATTTCTTTTAATCGAATAAGATTTATTTAAATTCAGAGATCCCTGTCCACTAATTTCGATAGTATTATTAGAAACTATGTTAGTGATAGATGATGGTGTTGAAATTCCATCACTTGAGATGACATTTATGTCATCACCAATCCTAAAACTATGATCAATTGATGTTACTAATCGATATGTGCCACTGACACTATCGATTAACGATATTGAAGATATATCAATTAAAGAAGATGTATTAAAAATCCAGATATTAGAAACTACAGTATCTTTTGGATTTACCCCAAGAGTTTTAATAATACCACTATCTTGATTATTATAATAGAAAGTATCGCCAATAATTTCTATATCTTTAAGGACCGAAGTAATTCTTACCTTAATAACTTCATTTGAATTCCTATTTGAAGTTCCATAGGCATATACATTCAACCAAATATCACTTGCATCTGAGATTGATTTTGTTATATTTTGACATCCAAAAAATTGATTTAAACTCTTTGAAGTATATGTAATAGTCCCTTGAGTTCCGTCATTATAAGTTACGGACAATTCACCTTCTAATGGAAATCCTACAGTGGAATCTACATCTAAGGTATTGGTTCCGGCGACTACATTTCCAATAAGTTTTGTTTTAGGGTGAATTGAAAAATTGCCATAAAGAGACCCATCAACAATAATATCTTTATTGTATCCTGCGTCAAAACTCAATTTATAATATATTTTATCCGATTTAGCAAAAATCTTTTCTACTCTGGATATTGGTGCATATCCCTTTGGTACATCCTTATATGCGTCCTGATATAAAGTAGATCTCTCTAGGTCATATGGACTTCCAGAAATACTTTCAACAATTAGGTCATTAGTTATTTTGTACTGAGAATCTGATGGTTTTGTTAGATAATCTTGTGGTTTTACAATTTTGACATCTTCACCATATAATACTTTAAATAGAATTTGGAAAGAAAGATCTGTTCCTCTTGTAGAGTAAAAATCTTTTGATTGCTTTAAGAAAAGATACTTATCTAAAGAACTATAGAACTCTCTTTGCTCAAATCCAGGTGCTAATTGATATTTAATTTTTTTGAAAAATTCTTTTAAGAAAAGGGAACTTAGATTAATGACGCTTTTAGCAGTTCCATCAGTATTTTTATTACTATGATCAACAGATTCTGTTGAACTGAATAGAAGTTGATCTGGTTTATTTTGAGTATTATATGAAGTTACTCCACTAAACCCTCTTATACATCCAGTAAAAGAAGTTGGAGTTTTGCTTGTATATGTAATAATCTCATTATCTATTTGCAATAATCCATAAGAATCAGGAAACCCTACAGTACTTGATACTGATATTGTTTCATCAAGAAAAGAAATGTCTGCAGTAAGAGTTGTTGATTCTGCATTATTCTTAATAGTATCTAATTTTAAGTACTGATCAATATTCTGAATTAAATCAGTTGAAGCACTCTGAAATTCTTGAGAAATATAGTACTGTTTTAAAAACTCAGCAACTAATGGAAACTCCTCCCTAACATATGCTGGAAGTTGATTCTGGATGATGTTATTAAACTGAATTCTTTTTTCTGTCATTTTATTATGATCTTACTAGGTTCCCGTTGCTGTAGCTTGATTTTACAATATAGTTAGATGCTGAAGGATCAAGTCCTGATGAGATTTCATCAGGAACCATTTCAAAAACACTCTTATTAATATCTAGTTGAAGATAAAGATCCTGTAATCCAATTACATCATTGGATTGGGGAATTGCCGATATTTCAATAATCGTTTGTCCATCTTTTACCTTTCCAGATAAAATATTAATTGGGTTGAGTGTAATAATTCCTTTTTTGTAATCAATTCTACCAACATTTCTTTTGACGATTGTTGCTGTTGTTGAATTTACATTTGGAACGGTGAATAGAAAGATAGATCCTGTTGTTCTATTAGTATCTGGAATATCGGAAAGATACACAGTTTCTTGTAAATCTGAAACTCTAAATGCAGAAGATTTTATATTATATCCATCCATACTTTTGATATGAAATTCATTCCCAAAACCAATTTGATATTCCGCAAAAGTATTTAAAGCAACTCTCAAATCTCTTCTCATCTGTATCGTAGTAATATTAGAGGTCACAGATTCGTGACTATCATCTATAATTTTTAAGAATTTACTATACTTAAATCTTGCTCCATATTTATTCAGTTCTGTAGACTCCGCATACTTATTTGCGTTAGATTGAATTAAAGACGAAACATATGCAGAACTGGGAGCAAGGTTTGTATTATAATAAACGTTTGAGATTACTTCGAGGTAGAGATATTTGAGATCTAAAATTTCTGGTATAATTCCAGCAACTGCATACTTTTTAAGATCTCTTTTAATATTTTCTTTGATTAAATTTGGAAGAAAGTCGCCATTTCTTGGTTTAATGCTAATAAAAACTTTTCCATACTGAGGAGGAATTAACTCCTCTCCGCCAAATACAGAAATTGACTCAGTTTCAGGATATATTTTGTTTGGAATTAAGATTTCATAGTCATTTGCGGATAATGCTCTATTTTGAGAAGCATAAATTCTAGGAGCATACCTTTTAATCGATTCTACAGATTCAATGTTTTCCCCACCCTGAGAAATAATACCAGTTGTTAAGAGAGATATTCCAGATGTAACTGTGTATTCTACAGAATTCCTAGTATAAGTAAGTCTTCCAGAAAAACTAAACTGACTTACTCCATTACCACTATCACCATTTGATACAATATAATTTACTTCAATGTAATTATTATTTTCTAGTTTTTTACCAAATAAAATTCCATCACCAAAAATTAATTCATATCTTTCATCTTCTATTTCCTGAATATAATAAACTTTTGAATCTTTGTTTACATCAAATACATTATCTTGAAGTCTATACTTTGTAGATGCCGTTGCTGTTATAGAATCTCTTACCTTGACTGAAATAAGTGCAGTATCGACCCCGACGTTTGGGAGAATAAATCTCTGATTTGGATTATTTGAATTATAAGTAAAATTACTATCTAATAATACCCCTTCATAAATTTGAATATCATTAAAAGATGCAATATTATCCACAACTGGAACTGTAATATCATCTAAAATTGAAAATACAAATGATTGATTTCCAAAAGTTCCTGATGTACTAGCAACAGTACCTTTTTTTAAGGTTAGTGATGAAGGAACTGGTGTAATATTACTAGTATCTACGAAAAAACTTATTGTTGAGATTGCTGCTTTTCTTGATCTTGGAACATATCCAATATTTCTGGCAAGAGAAACAACATTTTCCCTAAGTGTTGCACTATCAATGAACACTTCATTTGCAATCATATTTGCGTTATATGAAGTGATGTAAGTGTTATATGCCAGAACATCAAGAATAGTTGAGAGATTGGATCCCTCAAAGTCATAATCAGTAAAATTTGAATTTGACTTTAGATAATCTCTAAGACTTGTTTTAATCTGGTCAAAATCCAGATTTGAAAGATTTACTAATGGCATTTACCTAGTAGGTTGCAGAACGAATTGTAATTGTTGCGCTGGAACATCTATACCAACAATTCTATAGGTTATGATCACATCAAAAGCACTGTTGTCAAAATCGGGGTTCACTTGAACATCTATTAATGAAACTCTTGGCTCATAGTTTTGAATTGAATTCTCAATTTCATCTTTTATAACGAGAGCTGAAGAACTATCTAAGTTCTCAAAAAGAGAACCACTAATTCTAGAACCAAAGTTATCATTAAAAAATTTTTCGCCAGGTAAAGTAAACACAATATTACGAATAGAGCGAGCAATTGCGTTTTCATTTTTAAGGGCAATCAGGTCATTCGTCAGAGGATTGCTCTGAAATGACATACTAATATCTTTAAATCCCTGACTTACCCTTTGTAAAGGCATTGATTATTATAATTCTATCTTATTTATTAAGGATTTTTTGATTCATAAAGAGGTTCTGTTCCATATTCCCAATCATCATAGTCTTCATCATTGCGAATTTTTGAATGAATTTCGTTTTGATGAGCAAAATCATGTTTTTTGGAGTTCAAATCATCATTTGCAATCTCTCTAAGTAGTTTTTGATCCATTTTGTGCTCCTGATTTGTTAAATCAGAACTTTTTACGGGGTTGCTATCCCGAATTTTTGTAATTTCGTACATAAAATCGTCAGATGTTTCAATTTTGCGACGATTTTCAACAGAATATTCGGTTAAATCAATCTCATAACCTGGATTTTTAGTAATTCTATTCTTTGTCCATGCATCATCATACCATAGTATCTTATTATTGGGGTATGCATAGAAATTTCCATTGTCCATCTTAAAAAAATGAGCACATTTATGCTCTGGAGTCTCACTAAAATTAGTATTCAAAGTAGATTTTGATTCCCATGACCAATCAAGCGTGAATAAGTATGTTCCTTCATTCTTTTCTCCGCGATAGTTGATAAGTTCTGCACGTAAATTAGACAATCTCGATCGAACTTGTACATCAATATAAGGAGAAAAACAATCCCACCACATACACTCCTCTAATTCTGGTACAGGTGCATCTGGTTTCCAACAAAAGGCATGTATTGGTCTTCTTGTCCAATTAACCCCATTCTCTAAAAACGCCTCAAAGAGGGGTACGTGCTTCTCTAAGGACGCTACGGAGTGTACGTCACATAAAGTTACCTCACCATGACCTTTTTTGTGATTATAAAGAAATTCATTGCGAATATAACAAGTAATTGTCGGAAGATTGTGATTTAGATAAGACATAATTTCTAATAAAAAAGCAGGAATTTCTTCCTGCTTTATCTATATTATTTTCCTTGTCCCCGATACCTTTTTTTACGTCCATTACGAGAAGTTGCACTCAACAATGTACGAGCAGAACGTCCCTGGCGAGTTTTCTTTGGTGCTCCGGGTTCAAATATAGTCTTATTAGATCCACCTTTAGCCATAAGTTTCCTCCATTTCAATTAGATTAGGATCAATGTCCTCTCCCGAGAAATAACGCTCAGAAAAGTCTTGAAGTATCTCACTACAATCTTCTGCAGTGAGATTTGTATAAATTTTACGCCCTTTATATAAAAGATTGTAAGTTTTTTCCATTAGATAATACGTGTCTTTTCATGTCCAACACGAATACGAGGATCGCACCAAATCTCAAAACCTTTTTCAATGGCATCAAGACAGAATGAAACATCCTCACCACACATATCTTGAACTGCACCAGATTCAAAGACTTGCATCTTAGGAGCAAACCAGGGGTACTCAAGATTTTCAAATACTCCTTTCTTAATCAACACCCACCCAAAACCTGTGTAATCTACAGTAAATGGCTTACGACGCTTACTGATCGATTCCACAGTTTCATGGTTCATCACTCCACCATTCTTACGGAAATCATCTTCCTCTAACCAGTGTGCGACAGAAGTTGTGTGACCATCCTCAGTTGCGTACCAACCAGCGACAATTTCACGCTCCTCTCCTTCCTGATTGAGTGCTACATCACAGAGTTGCCAGAACTTTTGAGAATCAAAAACAATATCACTATCAATCCATAGTTGATAATCATACTCCAGTTTTCCATCCCAAGGTACTTGCTTAGGACCCCGAAGAACATTTGCTCCAAGAACCTTACAACGTGCAAAGTTCACCATTGATGAGTAATCTTGTGAAATTTGAATACTCATTCCATTTTGAACTAGATCAAAGCAAAGTTGTACAAATGCTTTTAGAAAAATAAAAGAACATCCTCGACCAGGTAAACAGAAAACAATACTCTTACCTTTCATCCTTTTTTTAATATCTTCATAGTTCCACTCCTCAGTGGTACTCTTTGGTGCTACAGTTTTAACAGTAAATCCTTTTGCCATAAGTTGAATAAACCTTCAAAATCAATTTTATCCGTCTATTTAGTATTTGTCAATGAGAAGAATCTAATACAATCTTTTTGTTCATTGTAAGTTCCTCATACGTTAAATCAACACTCTCATAACGAGTGTCTAATACATCGACAAGCATCTTCAATGTATTCCAAGTACTATTAAACTCCTCCTCTTTTAATGAATGAAATAAACACTTATCCTTTGCATATATGTGATATATTTTTTCATTTGCAGTCATAAAAATATCTCCGGAATTTTTCTTTCAGTTTTTATTTCGTAACTGCATTATATATCACAACAACACAAAAACCTAGTGCGACAAAAAAGGGGCGTGGATAACGTATCATCCATCCCGCTAAAACAACTTTCCAAAATCCCCAGTATGGTCTATGTCTCACTTCTTTTTTCTTTTTGATGATGCTCTCTTTTGCGCTGGAGTTCTGAAAATACCCGTTGCACAACTCTTATTTCTTTTATGTTTTCCTCCGAAAATCCCCCATCCATGACATGTTGCTTTCTTCTTTGGAGCCATTGTTTTACTTCCGGAAAATTTTTAAAAGTGTGATATTTATCGGTCGATTTGTCACCTCTGTAGGTTAGGGTAGTTTGCGATTTTTATAACCGCGTCGCCGCGCCGCGCTATAACAAACCGACCGCAAAACACTGCCGAACCACTATCACCACCAAGCATAACATAAGTGCCCCCCAGTGTCAACCAGAGGGCACACAGTTAGTATCAGAACTCGATCACATCTGCAGTGGGTTCGTTATCATAACCCTCAGAAACATTATCAGCGGTGAGTGTATCCAGGATGGACAGAATTTCGCTGCCGTTATCACATTCAGCAAGCATCGAAAGCATCACGGACTTAGACATGTTGTGTTCTTGTGTGTTAGTTAAGAGTGAATGAGTGAGTGTTGATCAGTTGGCAAAGACTTCAGCACAACTATCAATACCCTCCTGCTCAATGTCAGAGACGATAACATCGAGGATGGAAAGAATTTCATCACCAGTGTTACCTTGTGCCAGCATCGAAAGGATAACTTGCTTGGACATAATGAAGAAGAAAAGTGTAAGAAACTGTGTGTTGTGTGAGTGTCTTTATAGGGGCGCATCTCATTCCCCTTTGTTGATATCAGACTGCTACATCTTCAGGCAGCAGATTTACAATGGCATCCACACCAGCGATATGCAGAGACTGTACAAATACCATCGCTTGATTGATAGTGGGGAACTCTACAGTACGCTCTACTTTGTCCCGAACGTTGGTGTAGGTGACGGTGCGAACTTGTGTCATTTGTGTGTTAGTTAAGAGACGAAATCAGGCAGCGGGCATAACACAAGCGAGCATCAGATTGAGGTTCGTTTCGTTATGCTCTGCCTCGATTTCTGTGATGTACTCAATGTTATCAATCACCTGAACATTGTGCAGACGCTCATACCAGGCATCAAACAAATCCCAACTCTTAGCGGCAAGAAGTTGGAAGGCATTTTCGATAGCGGTGTTCAGTTCGATTTGAGACATTTAGTGGTTTCTCTTGAGTGTTAGCGGGGCGGTGAAGTGTGCCCCTCATACTATTAGGACACTTTCAAGGTGAGCTATTTTATCTGATGCGATCCTGAATGTCACTGAGGACCTGTAAGATCACCTCACGACTATCCTCACCGTTCTCCTCTAACTGTTGCATAACGTCTTGCAGTTGTGGTAGGATAGCGGTGGTTAATTGGGCAACACGTATAATCCTCATATCGCCCAAATGCTTATATTTTAGTGTTCTCATTTTGTTAACATAAAGACCCGATTATTTATGCTTTATGTTAACAAAATAAAAACGCCTTATATGGTATAAATTGCTACCAAATTACCATCTATCAGGTGTACTTAGGTCTTCAACGTAAGCATCACACTTCTCTGCAGGTTCCAGCTTAAACAACTTCTCCCAATCAATCTGATGCGGGTCGAAGTCACCGAACACTGATAGATCTAGAGTAATCCTATAACGCTGCTTCTGTGCTTGACTGTATGCTACGGACATAAGTGCGCTCCTGTGTGTATAGGGGTACTATAAGACTTGTGTGCCTAGATGTCAAGGTCCTGGGGAGTATTTATGAGGGGTTGGTGGATTTATGCGGGGGGATTGTGGGGATTTTGTGACCGTGGGATTGACAAAAGTGCGGTCCTTATGTTATGCTCGCTAAGATCACAAGACCTCAGCACATTAAAAGGGTATAAAAAGGTCTCTAATTGATACGAATTCATATCATTATCACCTTTCAATAACAATAATTATCAAGCATTTCATTCGAACGTTTATATTTAAATTGATATTTTTAATTGATTTTATTGTTTTTTTAACGATAAATCTACCAAAAGACATAAAAAAAGACCCCGTAAGTGGGGTCTGCCGAAGGCGAAGCGCAAGCGCCTATGTGTTATCAATCAAGAGCTAATCTGTACCTTGCATAATCCTCTGCCTCAGATCTTTTCTTGAAACGTGCTTCTTCACCTTCAAATCTGAGTGGCAGATACCTATACTTCTTGCCTTCCTTAGTGATAACAGTTCTGGAGAATAGGTGTAATGAGTAACTACCTTCCTCAGTATATTCATCTTCTTTCTTGACTATGAAAGGGAGAACTTTGTTGTCGTTGAATGACTGTTTAGAGAGTAACATGATGAAATTAGTTGTTGATCAATTCAGCAGGACTTCCACATGATTTGTAGAACTCAACCATACGTTTTGCTTCCTCTAGTGTAGAGAAACTTTGCGTTCTCCATTGTTGTTGATAAGGCGTAAAGTAGCGGATTGTGAACATTTTAGTTTTGATTGTTGGAGTAAATAATGGTAAGCATCTTTTGGTAGTAGTTGTCTGCTTCTACCTCACATTGATGAGACTGTGTTGCATCTTCGATCTCATATTGTTTCATACTCAGAGAGTGAATCACGTTGTCCAGAAGATCAGTTAGTGCTTCTACTTTTTGTGCGTCAGTCATTCTCGATTTCAGTCAAAAGTTCAGTAAATGCGTCGATTGCTGCTTGGTTGCAGTTATCATCTTTCAAACCTTGAATGTAATACTCAAGTGCTTCAATGAGCATCATTTGCTTCATTTCAGATTTGGAAATAAAATCAGTCATCATCACTTAAGCACCATACCTTCAGTGAACGGAATTGTGTTGCCATTATCAATCACAAACCATTCAAAGTCACGTTGAAAGATACGGGCATCATTTCCGTGAACTTTCAGAATAGAATTGAGACGTGATTTGGTGGTAGGAGTTTTATACCCACAGGTGTAAAGTTCAAGGAAGGTATCACCAATCGTTGCGATATGATTGCCATGAAGCATAACATATGAAGCATCACGTTCGGGCGAATAGGTAACCTCCGTGTTCTTAGATTTCCAGTCTTGGCAATCACAAATTGCCTTGTTCATTTGGAGTTCGATCTTTCTCATGGTTGGAAGTGTTGTGGTTATACTACTAGGACACTTTGGAGGTGAGCTATTTTAATCAGGCAGTGATTGCAGTCTCTAGATTAACCTCACGAGTGTCCAGGATAGCATAATCAAAACCCTCATTCTCTTCTAGATGCTTTTGATAAGCAACAGCAGTAGAGAAGCAATCAAACAGGCGAAGGGAATCGAAGTTCTGACCTTCATAATCCCAACCACCAATCACAGCATAGACTTTAGACATTTGGGACATTTGGGAAGCGTTCATACTACTAGGACACTTTGGAGGTGAGCTATTTTAATCACACTGAATCATTGGTCCTTGAACATCACAAAACTCTAAAAGAAAGTAGTCTACTGTGATGCCAAGTTCATTTGCAAACTGTAGATTTTCCTGGTATTGTTCTTGTGTAAGAACATAGAAATCAGTCTCAATCATTGGGTGAAATAATGTCAGCTACTGTGTGCAATGTGTTGGCAGTGATGTTACGAACTCCAGGTGATAGGATCATCGCAACAATGAAAATGAGTGTAATTGTTCTCACTTTGTCAGGTGACTTGAATGTTAGTCTCTTTGCCATCAGTTAATGACATCATACTGCAGAGATTTGATACACCAACCAGTGTTGTTAGTGATCACATCGGCAAGACATTCTTCGCCATCAGGTGAATCCCACAGACAAGATTTGGTCTCTTGAATGATCTCATCTTTCTCCTCTTGAGTGAGATCTTCATAGTCGAAATCAAACTCAATTTCAGTTACTTTGTAATAGTTCATTGTGGTTGTGCTCATACTACTAGGACACTTTGGAGGTGAGCTATTTTAACTCAACTCGATGTTCCAGTCAACATCTGCAGTAAGATTGACCCAAAAGTGATTCTTACAGTTTGCAGAGGTGAGAAACACTTTGTCTCCGCAATGTTGCTCTACAATACATTCCTGATTGCGGTTCATTAAGTTACAGAAACGATTGTGTGCTTTCTTACTTTTGGGTGTTACAAATGCAGTCATTCTTTGTTATTGAGGTATTGAATCAAAAGGACATTTGCTGCTCCGAAAGTATAAGCAACAAGGACAAGAATACCCGTTAGCATAATTTTATCAGTTACCGAAGAAAGCATCAAACTCGTCTGCAATCTGATCAATTAGTTCATCAGTTGCATCAAGGTCAAAAAGGCAGCAAACAAAATCTACACAATCATTCAGATCTGTGTGATTGTTGCACATAAACTCCAGAAGTGCAGGAGTGATGTCGGTTTGGAAGTCGAAAGAGGTGTTGGTCATACTACTAGGACACTTTGGAGGTGAGCTATTTTAATTCAAAGTCAGTTTCAGTTACGCATCAGTGAAAGTGCTTCATCCTCGCTGATGCTACCCTCAGGCAGTTCTACAATCCGAGCACAGTCAATCGCATCAGCAAAGTTATCAAACTGTGCAAAGGTTTTCTGATTACCACACCAGCAACCTTTGTACTCATAGAACATTGCTTCTACAGAGAATACATCTCCCTTTGTTTTAGAATCTACACTGTGCTTGATATACACTTTACCGTCATATCGTGTGTACTTATCAAACATATTGCTCTTGAAAGTACGGGCGAAATCAGCGATAGACTCAGCAGTGAGATTGATATTCTGAGCGAACAGATTTGCGTAGTGAACAGACATTTTAGTGGTTTCAGTGGAAGTGCTCATACTACTAGGACACTTTGGAGGTGAGTAACTTTAATTGGGTGTTTATTGTGTTACACTTTTTTGAGCGAAGTTAGGAAGGGAAATCATTAGTTTTACTGAACTTTGAGTTGGTGAACTTGAACGTCGCAATACTGAGAATCTTTGTAATCCTCATTGTATTCTTGTTTCATTTCCTCTGCGCGACGATTTGCGTCTTCTTCGTTAGCATACAAACCATAAAGTTCATCGGGTTCGTATTCATCAAGACGGGCATAAACACCGTAAACAATCATTTCAGAACGTGACGATAATCAATGGATTTGATACACCAACCTGTTGCACATGTGATCTCTTCAACTAGATCATCTTCATCATCTGCTTCCCAAATCATACCGATAGTTTCATCGGTAATGTTACTAAACTCATGCTCGGGAAAGTCATCATCTTCATCAAAATCAAACTCGATTGCAGTAACTTGGAAAAGCATCATTTGCAGTAGTTAAGGTTTACTTGGCAGAACTGATCTGCCTGTTGTTCTTGATACTCATTGGTCGTTGCGTGTGCAATCAAACCAAAGCGAAGACCGAGTGCTAGAGTAGCAATCAAAAAAGCAATTCGCATCAAACTGCACCTGCCATAAAGTTGTATTCTTGCACCAGGTTAATGTTATCACCAGTGATCACATAATCCATTGCAAGACGCTCATCAATCTCGCGTTGTGCATCTTTTTTGGTCAGACACTTTTGAGAGATGGTATCAATACCCTTCCAAGAAAGAACCTTGAGAGTATAGTTGGAACAATCCTCAATGGGATAGAAACCAACAATCATTGTACCATCTTTAGACTGGAGAGTAGGAAACTCGATCATGGTTTGTGAAGTGCTCATACTACTAGGACACTTTGGAGGTGAGCTATTTTAATCACTTGAAACTTACGTTGACACCAACAACTTTTGCCTTAGGATTTCGTGCCAATGCAGTTTCACGGGCATCTTGTGGGTTGGTTGCTTGTACTTCTTCCTTGAAGACTTTACCACCAACGTATAGATCAACAATGTACTTCATAGTGTTTGAAACGGTTGTGCTTCTTTGATGTTAGAATTGAAAAACTTTTGAAAGATAGAATCAATCACAGGATACCATTCCTCGTTTGCACTTGGGTATCCACATTCTCGTGCTTGATTGAGAAACTTAAGGATGCAAGTTTCCTCATTAGCAGTGAACTCAACTCGATTGAAAGTGTAACCGTCAGTCATACATTTTCATCTCCCATATCAAAACAACACTGCTCATAACCTTCATCATACATTGCTTGGGCAAACTCAAGAATAAGAGAAGGAGTTACTTTCCAGTTTCTAATATCATCTTCATCACGAAGACAGAATTTGAACTTTTCGGCAAGTTGTAGGATTTGTTCTTCAGTCATAATCAAACAGGGGTAACTTCAACAGAACGGATAAGATTTGTGCGATCTTGTGCTAGATAATCATCAGCGATTTTACCACAAGATGAACGAGATTGGATGATCTTTTCTTCATACAGGTTCTCATCTTCATCAGGAACCCAATACTCAATCAGAAGGCGATAGTTTTTCATCAGTAGTGTGCCTCAGAGGTGTCAAGAACTTCGCTGTACTTAGCGATACCATCATAGCAACGCTTTGCCATTTCAGAATCACCTTCAGCAACGTAACCTTTCAGAAACTCAAAGCAGTATTTGATACGCTGCTCAGGAGTAACTTTAGCGAGTTGTTGTTGCTTACGCTCATAAGCGGCGTTGTAGGCAAACATTTCACGATCTTCGAGGGAGATGTTGTGAAACTTGCGGTCGGTAGTGTTGGTCATACTACTAGGACACTTTGGAGGTGAGCTATTTTAATTGCCCGTTACCACGTTCCTCTTTGGACGTGAATGTTGCGGATTTCGTTGTAAATAAACTGTTTTAGTTTGTTGTCGTCAGTATTATCAAAAGCATAATAAAGACGATTGAGGTACTCATCTTGTGTGGCACCTATGTTACCATCACCACCAATCTCATTGAGTGAAGAACCTGCGACAACTTTTGATTTGCCAAAGTTACCAGACACACGCCCAGTTGTTCTCAGTTTGGGTTTGATCTTGGAGAGATTTGAGCTAGTCATCGTGCTACAATGTCAAGAGTTTCCAACAGCATCATCGAAAGTTCCATCTGGTTCTCATCATCAACCACGGGAATGTTTGTCTCTACAAACTCACTAATCAGTTGAGCAAAAAGTTCAGTTGTGCGCTCATCTGTGAATAGAGCAGTGGCAAGTTCATTCTTGAACCCATCACGCAGAAGTTTGAGCGACTTTGTGACAGTCATTTCTTTGATTTGTTCATCGTAAGTCATTTCAGTGTCGTACATTGTGTTACTCATTTTGCGTACATATATCCGGATGCCCAATCGCAATTCTCCAAAACATATTCACGATCTTTAATCAATCGCAAATCGTAGCGAACTCCTTTGGCAGGAGATTTCCAACTGGAACTCTTATACATCTCACCAGTATTCTTGTCGATGAAGCAGTGTACTGACCTGCTACCACCACCATCAATCATCACAACTTTGTGATACTTTTTACCAGTCTCAATGGTATAATCAATGTCCGTTTTACCAGACTTGAGTTCATCAATCTTGAGAAGATGATGCTCTACACTTTCACCAAGTTCAACAGAACGCTGATGACCACGAATAGCATACTGACGATAGTTGTCTTTCAGTGCTTCAATCAGCATGTGAGTGTACTTGAGTACATTCTCTGCAATAGTTTGTTTTGCTTGTGCTTGCATTGTAGTTGTGCTCATACTACTAGGACACTTTGGAGGTGAGCTATTTTAATCATCCCCAACTCTTTGCCATCGTGAAGTTGGCATGAGAGAATGTCTCACGATCCACTACCTTGAACGATCCAAACTTGTTGTGGATGACATAACCTTCGTGGAAGGAATCAATACCATTGATAGAACATTCAATGTCGTCAAGTTCGTGAATGAACAGGAACAAATCATCCTTGATAGACTTCACCAACTTCCACAAACGGATCAAGTTCTTATCACAATCACATTTTTCTGCAATTTCATCTTCATCAATGACCCTTTGCTCCCTGATGCAGGCATTTAACTCTTTTTTGATTTGTGATGCCTTGCGATCAGACACAAACTCACATAGGGTGCTCATTTGCTTGGCAAACTTACACACATCTTCCAAATCTTCACGATAAGGGTTCAGAGACACCTCAGGTTGCACAAACAGAACAGTCTTAGTGCTCACAAACTTGCTAGTGATAGGATGTGCTACCATCTCAGGCAGTTTGTCACCAGTGTAGTAAGTATGAGGGCAAATGATAATCTCCTGCCGCACAATCTCAGGGAACTTGTAGGTAATCGTATTGGGCATAAATGTATCCAACCCTTTACCAAAACCAATCCAATCACCCTGATACACTTTCTTAGTGCGAGGCAGAAACTCCAGGCAATAGATAAGGATTTGTGCTACGCGAGGTTGACCACCAAAATGCTCAAATACATCATCCTCATTATAGCAAAGGCGAATCTTTTGCTTGTTAAATGCTGCTTTGGTGCAAACAAAAAACTTACCATTCTCAGGATTAGTGCCCCACACAACAGCAGGAGCACCATCCATCTTTACGCTGATAAAACTATCAACTTCAGAGAACCAATCAAGAACAGAAAGATCACCATTCAAGATACAATCTTCGGGGTGTTCAATGTGTTTGTTTTGCATTGGTTTCTTACTCATACTACTAGGACAGTTTGGAGGTGAGCTATTTTATTAGATCAAACTTCTGCCAGTTTGATGAGGCGATTGCGAATGTCAAACAATTCCATTTCATCCAAATCTGCAGCATCTAAATCTACAGGTGCAAACTCCTCTAGATTTACACTACCATCAGAATAGATGGGGGCATAGTACAACTCATCGCCATCTTCTTGTGACAGAGTGTAGACACAACCGTGATTGGTGGAAGTAACAAAAATCATTGGAGTTTCACGAACAAAAGTACAATAAAGGAGCACAAGCATAAAAGCAAGTGCTCCTGTGGCAGTTTATCAAGCGGAACGACGCTTGCGAGTTTTGGTAACAGTAGCAGGTACAACTTGAGGTTGATCCACTACAACAGCAGGAGAAAGTTGTGCTTTACTGAACTCAATCAGCATGTCAACAAACTTCAGAAACTGAAGAGTTGCAGAGCGAACTTTCTCACTTCCATTGTTCTCATTGAAGGAACGAATGAAGAATTGAGATACACCGACAACAACAGCAGCGATAGTAGCAATGTTGCGGACGAGAGTATCAACGAACTTCCAGTAAAAAGTCATGGTTTAGGTTAGAAACTTCTGTGAGGTGCGACCCTCACACTACTAGGACACTTTGGAGGTGAGCTATTTTAATTTGTCTCGTAGTTTGTAATGTAAAGATGCTTCACTTTTGCTCCACTGTGATCCTTATCCTTACCAAATCGTTGGGCATAAGCAAAGTCCTTTTCAATAATGTTAAAGTCTTTGTAACTCTCACGATAAAACTCATGGTCAGAATGAATAATCATCCATTTTGCTTTTGTTGCTTTCAGGCAACCTAAAAGGTCTTCATGTAGACTTGAACCACCATCGCCCTGAGTGTAACCAAGTCGCTCAAGATAGGGTGGATCAATGAACACAAAGTCATCTGCATTGATTTCACCAAACAGATCCACAAATGACCCGTATCTGAATACACATCTCTTACTCAAGAAATTGTGATGATCAGGAGACAAATTACAAGAAAATCGTTTATAGTGACCAAAGGGCACATTAAACTCACCTTTGGCATTGTATCTTTCCATTCCCGAAAAGCACAACTGTCGCACAATAATGTATGATAATGCTCTCTGAAGTGGATCTACACAATCCCACGGTTGATTGATTGCCTCTCGTGCAGCATAAAACTCCTTCTCAAGATCATCATGCTCCAGTCCTTTGATACAGTCAACCTTCACCTGCAGTTGAGGATAAAGTTCCTCATTTGCAACCACAGAGTATAAGTTAATGACATCGCGGTTGATGTCACTCATCAGAGCAGGATAACCCAGCCCAAATGATACTGCAGCACCTCCACAGAAAGGTTCTACAACCCTTGAAAACTGTGAAGGTGCTAGTTGTTTGATGAGTGGCAATTCTTTACTCTTGCCACCCTGGTATTTTACGATTGGTTTCATAGGTTACTCAATCTTTCTTTTAATTATAGCATCAAAGACCCATTTCTTCAAGGATAGGAGCAACAACTTCACGGAGGAAGGTAAAGTATTCTTCGGAAGTGAAAGGTGCTTGAATGGTCTCAATCATCCAATTTACACCATAAACTTCCACACCCTTGTTGTTATACTTGGTTTTTTCTTTCTTGCTAACTTCTGCAACAACGGGGACAAAATACCCCGACTTTACATCAACACCAAGAACACTGGTAATGTCCTTGATCTTCTCGTTAGATGCACGAACTTTCTCACTATCAAAGTTGAGATTGCACTTGCTTTCGAGATACCAAGTCTCATCAATTCGGAACAGATGATCAATTTGACGAGTGCGACCATTCACATCAATCAGATTGCTTTCTTCAATGAGGTTTTGTGCCACCAGACTGTCACTAATAACAGTATTCCAGAATTGCTCAATTCGCTCACCGAAAGCAATCAAAATAGACTGCGGAGAAACACGATCATCAAGACCAAGTGCCTGAAGAATGTAAGATTCAGTCTTCTTAGGTTTGATAGAAAGAACCAACGGAAGCAGGTTGTCTTCTAGGTAGGTCATTTGTTGGATGCTTATACTATGAGTACAGTTTGGAGGTGATCTATTTTAATTCACAGGAAGTTTTGCCATTGACTTACCTTTTTTGTGATCGGTGATATATTTTCTTGCTGAACTTTCAGTCCTACAAAGTTTATCAAGTTGTTGACCATTGTGAATGATGAGATACTGATTTCCATAAGGAATGGCAGCATAAGTATCCTTGAACATCGTAAATGCTTCTTTCATTATACTTTCAAAAAAATAGTGGTTTTGATTGCAGCGGATGACCCATAGGGTCTGTGACATAGAATTGCAGAAAAATCGGGGTTTTGACCCCTATCCCTGGTGGGGGCGTCACCGCCGCACCACACTGATAGCGGGTTCGCCCTTCTGGAAGATCGTATCAACCACAGACTGCACAGCGCGTGCGGTGCTGATACCAACCTTGCTGTAGACTGGGATGCAAACCAGACCGAACGATTTGGTATACTGACCCAGGTTGCCAGGTTGGATACTGCCATCGCGCAGACCTTTGGCATCATCGTGATGCAAACGGATGCAACGTCCGATCGTCTGACTGATGCCAATGAAGTCCATGTTACGCAGGAAAAGAACTGCTTCCAGACCGCTCACATTGATACCTTCAGCGAGGATACTGTGGTGTAGAACAACGAATTTCTTATCGTTATCCTTACCCCAGGCAGATAGGGTGTCGAAGAATACTTCACGGTTCACTTTCTTGCCATCAATCACAGCACCAGTCTTGGCAGTAATATACATCCAAGAGTAACCACGTTGCTCTAGTTCAAAGCAGAAATCAGTTTCAGACACAAGAGACACGATTTGCTTGGTTGCCTTAGCACAAATCAGAATCTTACCGACCTTGTTGTCATCAATGGTTTCCAGCAGGTTAGCAGCATCGCGGTCGAAGTTAGTCTGCTTACCTTGTACCATTTCCAGTTGCTTGACGATCACTTTAGGAGGAACAATGTACCCACCTTCGACTAACTCAGGAGCTGGGACTTTGCAGATTACCTGACCATAAACAGCAGCATCATTCATCCCAGGTTTGCCAGTAGCGAGGGAATGTTTGGGAGTTGCAGTAAAGAAGTAGCAGCGACGTGCGTTAGCAGCAAAGTGCTCAGTTGCAGGGAAAAAGTGACGCTGAACACTGTTATGTGCCTCATCAAAGTAGATCGTATCCACATCAATTCCTGCCACTTGAAGACGCGACAGAGAGTTGTAAGTGGTTACAATCAAGCGATGATTGTCAGCATTGGCATCAACCCAGCGACGAATCTCATAGGGACGAGTAGAAGACTCGTGATGCGTCTCTCCCGAGTGGATATGGAAAACCTTTGCGTTGGTAATAAACTCCAGGAACTCAGAAGACAGTTGCTCAGCGAGCAAGATGCGGGGAGCAACAACAACAATGGTCTGCGGAGTTTCAGACTGCAACTCACGCAGAGCATCTGAAATCATAGTCAAAGTTTTTCCCGCTCCAGTTGGTTTAATCAACTGTCCTTTATTATGCTTCGCCATAGCATCAAGACCACGTTGCTGATGTGGGCGAAGTTGGATTTGCATTGGAATCATCATCTAGTATTAGGACACTTCAGAGGTGAGTAACTTTAATTCGCCTTCTTATAGTAGTTCAGTTTATCAATCACACCTTGCATTGTAGCACGATTGTACCCATTCGCAAAGGATGGACTTCTCTCAGTTTCAGGATTAGAACTGAAATCAACATTCTTGGAGACATTAACACCCTCTTGGAGAAGGCGAATGACATCATCAAAGACAAAATCAGGGATTTGAATGTAATTCATTGCTTTCAGTGGTTTGATAGGTAAAGACAAAATAGCACGCTTACAGGCGACTGTGGAGCGTGCTGGTGGGCAGTTAATCAACCGCGAACATTTCATCAAACAACCAATCACCAGAACGCTCTTTTTCTTCCCATACTTTGTTAGCGTTCTCAGCAATCATTGCTTGCTCAATCTTCATATCAAGGGCAGATTTGGTCATGAACCAGTTACCGTTGCGGTCTTGCCAAAGCATAATGTTTTGAGTGTTGTCCTTATACTACTAGGACACTTTGGAGGTGAGTAACTTTAATTGGTCTCAACTCCCTGATGCTTGTGCTGCTGCTTTTGCTTTTGCTCTCATACGAACAGCAACAGCATTACTCCACTTTCCACCATCTGCTTCGTATTCTCTACGCATTTGTGCAAGAATCTCAGTAGCAGATTTCTTAGTTTTTTGTGCTGCTTGAGTTTTCTCTCTATTTCTAGCAGCATCTCTCTCCTGACGTGTCATAGGAGCACCAGTTTCTGTTTTCCACTGTCTGCGTGGTTTTGCTGCTGGTTTCTTTTCTTGTTGTGGTTTAGCTTGAGCGATTGCTTGTGATGCAGTCTTTGGTTGTTCTTTACCACTTTCTTTTGCTTTACGCTCAAGATATGCTTTACGCTGTCTCTCTTTAGCAGTCATTGCAGCACTTCCTTGAGTTCCTGCAGTTCCAGGTTTCAATGCTGTTGCACCTGCTCCTCTTCCAGGTGCAGGTGCTGAAGATCCTCTTTGCTGACCAACATCTTTGCGTGTCTTATAAGCAACTGGTTCAGTTTTACCACCACCAACTGCTTTTACTCTGCGTCTTTCAGGAGCAGTCTTTTTGCGCTCTTTACCTATTCTACCACCTGCACCAGTTTTGATAATGGAAGCACCACCGCCCCAACCAAGTTTACTAGCAGCATCAGCATCAGATGCTTCGCAAAGTGACATAAACTCCTGAAAACTACGCATTGTTCTATCTAAACACTACTTTTTAGTATTTAGAACTCTTCTTCCTTTGCTTTATATGCACCTTTGAATACACGTCCTTCAGCATAAAATTGCTTCACACGTTCACGTCGGGTAGCAAGTAGGAGATCATATTCTTCTTGTTGCTGTTTAGTGAACTTAAAATCTTGCTTCCTCCAAGCATCTTTCAGTTCACGAATGTGAGGAAGCACGTTAGGGATTTGTTCAATCATTTGTTCAGGATACAGTAGAATTGTGATCGGTGGGGGTTTCTGTAGACACTTGCTTAGGTGTCACACGAACATTGTAAGGAGAATAATAAAACCGCTTGAAGGCAGTAACAACAATAACAAACGCTGAAATGACACCAACCAAACCAAGGATGGTAACAGCATCGCCTCCAAAAGTATAAGTTTCAGGCATAATCAATAATCATAGTTTCCGTTAAGGTATTCATTCACATCAAACTTGGTGTGAACATTGGGGAAAAGTCGGTCATCATCTTCCCCATCAGAGAGAAACTCATTCATCTCTTCAACAAAATCAAAGGTAGAAAAGTCTTCAATTTGAATGTCGTCGAAGCAGTCCATAATTTGTTTCTTGCCTACATTACTAGGACACTTTGAAGGTGAGCTATTTTAATTCAACGAGAAAGTATTGCTCTCATTTCTGCTCTTTTCTGTGCTTGTTGTGCTCTTGCCTCCGCGCCAAGTTCTTGATGAACATGTTTAATTTGTGCAGTTTTTTGTGCTGCTTGTCGCATTGCCACTTGCTTACTATAAAGATTTGGCTTCATATGCGGAGTTTGCTCTGTTTGCAACTCTCTCTTAATTTCCCTTTTTAGAGTTTCTCTTTCGGAAGATGCTTGTTGCTTCTCTCTTTGAGATGCTTTATAGTCTGCAACTTTTTGTTTATATGCTTGCATTTGCCCAAATTGTCTTTGTCGAAGATCTTGTCTTCTTTGTTCTAGATCTTCATCAATCTTTTTGACAGATTTTGCTAGTTTCTTTATTCTATCAGTTACTGCCTTGCCTCCACTACGCTTCACAATCAACTTATCAACTTCTTTCTTTTTCGGTTTACCCATTGGACCATCATAACGCTGAAGAGTATAGGAAATATTCCCTTCACTATCTCTCTTGTAAGTTCCAGGAACTGCATGTGGAGGAGTATCAGGTTTCTTACCCTCGCAGATTTGATAAAACTCTCTGAATGTTAGCATTTTATCCTAATTCTCCCATTGCTTTTTGCTTACGAAGTTTCTTGGGGTTCTTCGTCTTGTCTGCAGAGAAGTTATCATCATTCTCATTATCAGGATCTACAGCACTACGATGTCTCGTGCGTCTTTCTTCATCATCCAGGTTTGAACGCATTCTCTTTGCTTCATCTGGAGAATATCTTCTACCACTGTTATACCATTCCTTACCTACATGACCTCTCTTCACAGCATCAGCACGAGTAGCAGACGCTTTTGCTTTTTTACGATTTGCCTTGAAATCTTTCATCGTCATACCTTCAGCAATCATAATACTCTCTCTCCACTCTTCACTCATATTCACCATAATTGCAGATGCTGCCTCTTCAGTTTCAGCATATCCTTCATCAAGAAGATGTGAGAGGATGATGTCGTAAATATCTACTTGTTCTTTTTGCTCTTTTCTTTTTTCAATCTTTTTCATTCCTCGTTTAGCACCCTCAAATCTTTTAGATAGAGTTTTTTTATCTCCTCTAACAAATGCTCCCACAGCAGAAGCAGCATTTTTGCCGCATAAGATTGCGTTTTTTGTGGAGTATCTAATACTTCATCAAGTTGATTACTAACAACTTCCAAATATGCTTCTTGAAGATTGCGAATGTCTTGAGCGTCCATGTTACGAATAACTTTTTAGATATTTATATTCACTCAAACTCAAGGGTCTTATTTGAGTATTTGACTGATGGAGTTTCATACTCTGGAATAGTAGAAGTTTCCACAAATACTTCAATCTTCGTCTCATCATTCCAGTGACGAATTACACCAGCGACAATAAAAGCATTGGTAATCAAATACGTTGCAAAAATAAAAGTTCGGATAAGGGCAACCTTATCCGATTCACGATCACATTTACTTGCTTTTTCACCTAATGCTTTCGCCCACCAACGCCAAGCACTCTTGTTCTTCTTCATATCTTGATTTTCTTGATCTAACATACTTCAACTGTTTCCAATCTTCTTTGTAACAAACTACAAGCAATCTTTCATTCTTATGAATAGGACAACATTCATAGTTTTCTTCATCTTTAGGGCGAACAACATATTCAATCGTTATGTATTCATCATCCCTAAAATAAACCCAACCCTCAACACCTTTTGTCCATTCAACATAATCATTGACTTGTGGTTTGTATGTCATACAAAGAACGCATCTAATGGGGACTGCTTGATGGGCATTGTAGTGTAATTTCGCGTTTCCTTGATATTTACACAAGCACCAATGGTTTTACTATTGATGGGGGCGAAATACTCTCTGGTTTTGGTATTGTAGAAGGAGTGTATAGTTCTGGTTGGAACACCATTATTATAGACAAACTTGCGAGTGTTGCATAACCAAATACTGACAACATTTCGCTTGAACTCTTCACACTCATAATAGTATCCTTCAGGGGCAGAATAGGGGAGAGGCGGAACTTCAACAGTCATAGAACTTGTCACGCGACATGTACTCAATTTGTTTTTGCAGTTGTGAGATTTCGTGTTCTTGTTCTGCAATTTTACTTTGCAGTTGTTCGATACGTTCTTGATACTGTTTCTTCAAATCAAACACCATCTTATTGGTGTGAGTAACGTGATTAGTCATCAGGTTGTAAAGGATTCGACTACGCCAGATTCTACATCCTCGGCAAGAGCATAAGTTCTTGCGCTTAACACATTTTCACGAAGAGTTGTGTAATGCTGCTCATAGAAGTTCCCATCATCTTCTGCAGAAATCAGATCGAAACACTCATTGTCGTTTTCAGCAATAACATTCCAAAGTCCACCATATTCACTGGAGGGAAAAGGGATGTAATGGTCAACGATGTAAAGAAACTTTTGTGCCATTTTTATTCGTAAATTACCTCTTAATTGTAGTAGTTTTCGTCGCCTTCGTCAAGATTATTTTGGTCAGCAGCAAAGATAAATGCTGCACCGATTGTAAGTAGAGAACCCAGTCCCATTCCAAGTAGAAAAGTCATCAATAAAACTCCGCCAAGTAGTAGTCAACGGGAACTTCAAGTTTAGCTGCTTCCCGTTCAACTTCTTTCCAGAACTCTTCTGCTACTTTGTTCATTTCTGCTTGTTTAATGAGATCACGAAGTTTTTTAGAAATCATTTTAGTTAAAATGCGATTCGTTTTTTGGTCGAATTACCTTAAAATAGTAGGTAAGTATCAATAATACTAATACTACCAACATAAGGTAGGTAAAGACACCAACTGCAAGCGTCATTTAATCTCAGCAGAGGGAGGTTTCTTTAGATTATCTATCGCTTTAGAACGATAGTAGGCATCATAAAGACTTTCATCACGCTGGATTAGAAAGATATTCCAACCAAGAATGACTGCAAAACCAATCAATCCAGCAACAATGTATTTGCGGTTCATTTGTTCATTTGAAGTGTAGGGACAGGCATACCACCTTCGGTAGGAACGTAGATCGTCACGTTACCTTTATTAGATCCTTCTTCCAGACCAGTGATGTAAAGATACTGGAGATACTCACGGTTATCTTTCAGACTATCACCGATAATTTGGTTTGCTTTGGCAACACCAGTAGCACGGATGATTTCAGCATCAGCAAGTTGCTGAGCACTATCTTTCTTTGCTTGTGCTTCCAACACTGCTACCTGTCGGGTATATTCTGCTTTCTGAAGTTCTGCTTTACCAGCAAGAGATTGTTGCCATACGTTGTATTGAGGACCACCAATAAAGAGGATACCACCAATGAAGAACACACCAGCAATAAAGAGAATAGCAGGAGGGTCAATAAATCCGTTTTGTTTCATTTTGTAGATACTCCAGAGTTCTTAAAGATAAGATTGGCAAGAGCGATGATAGCAAAGTTCTGCCAGAAGGTCAAAGATACATTAAACCAAGACAAAATAAGTCCAAGCAACCATGCCTCAAAGAATAGACTTACTGTTACAATAATAACAGCACCAAAGACAACACCAAGAGCAGTAGGAATATCAGTAGTAGGTTTCATAGATCAAACAGCAAGAGCAGCAGAGGGGATTTCAACTTCTTTTACAAGATCGGGGTGAACATCACCGTGAAGATCATAACACACCCACTCACCATTGGTAAAGAGGTAAGCATATTCTTCACCATTACACAGATACTCATTCAGGTTAGCATCATGGCGAGGAGGGCAATCTTCACCACGCTGAGAGTAATACTCGGGTCCATAAACACCCTTTACAGCACTATCATCCCAGCGATCATCAGTCCAGCAGGAACTCATATCGCCACCATCAATCAGTTCTTCAGCAAGAGAACGTGAGTTGTAGTGAGTGTTCAGAATACGACCCAACCATTCGGGATAACCATCCCAGTGGTGATACGCAGAAAGAATAGAACCATCTTTGAGTTCAAGACCAATTCGTGCTCGGGTTGCCATTTGAGTGTTGTGCTTACATTACTAGAACACTTTGGAGGTGAGCTATTTTAATTCAACCACCCTTTTCTCTCAAACTACGCACAAGATACTCAGTAAACTCTTCCATTTTTTCTGGAACTACAGCAGCAGGTCGCTCATTGATTGCATTTTTGAGTGCTGTCATTTCTTTCCATTCTTCATCAGTAAGTTTTTGATGTTTGCCCGATGAAAGAGTCATAAATTTGCTCCCGTGATTATGTCCATATCCTAACAGTATTTAAGGGAGATGTGCTGTTTCTTAATATTCTCTTTGGGATTGATTAACAGTTCTTTACGAATTAAAAAACGTACCAAATCCACCTCTTTCATCTCCAAAACCTTTCATTCTGTCCTCCAATTTATCAAGAAGTTGATCAGTCTTAATTAGAGTATCAATTCGACAAATCATTTCAGAAATCTCACGCGAAACAAAAGGTTTCTCTTGACGTGCAGAATATGCTAAAGCATTTCGTAGATTTGCTTCTGCCTCCTTCAAACTTTGTTCTACAGATTCACTCAGGGCCATTTACTTTCCTCATTTCAAAACTACCATCTCCACGATCAATCCATTCTACAGTATCACCTTCATTAAGTTCAGCAACTTCAAGCAAATCATCAGGCAATTCAATATAACATTCTCCAGTCAGTCCATCAACTTGAACAGGAAGTTGCCATTTTACAACTTTATCTTCTTTTGTGTTGCAGTAATCATGAACAAAGACATCACCATCCTCACTTACATAAACTGGAGGACCTTCGACATCTGTTTTAGTCCAGAAATCATCCCAAGCACCTTTACATTCTGGTGATGGATCATCTTTATCACAACTCAACACTCCATTTAGATAATCCTGATATTTGTTACTGTCAATACCACTATTCAAAAGTGCAAGAAGTTCATATGCTTCAGATGTTTTCTGTTTATATGTGTAGTAGTTTTCTTTTACCACACCAACAATCACATCATAGATTTCCTTAGGTGTTGCTTCACCTGCAGACATTGCATCGTGCATCCAATTCTCAAGATTTTTAAGAGAATACTTTTTGTAATCAAAGTCAGTCATTTCTTGGTTTGGGTTTAGAACAGTCGTGACAGTAATAGGAGAAACCATCTCGGAAGTATTTTACCACTTGATAGTGGTCTTTGTCAAGTGGTTTTTCCACTCCACATTTATCACAAATCCTTGTCTTTCTTGATGGACTTTCGGATACGCTTGAGTTCTTTGAGTTCCATCTTAATATTTTTGTAAGCAGTGTCAGCATCAATCTTATCTCCAAGTTCAAGTGCAATGATAATTTCTACTCTTGTGCCAAAGTGTGCTAATGCGCGTTCGAATGAGTCAAGTTCATACATCTTTTTTACTCCAGTTCTCAAGAGTTAGAATATCTATGCGGGCATCAACTGCATCAATAGAATTGGAGAGTTCATAGAAACAATTACTATTTTCCACACTCTCTGCTTCAAGTGCTTCAATGCGCTCTTGCAACTCAATTAGTTTGGAATAAACATCTTCAGTATTTGGTTTTTCATTAGGAGAAACAAACCACTTAATAAACTTTTTAATCATTATCAAGAAGTCCAACAGATTTCAAGTAACGCCTGTATGACATAAAACGCCCCAAAGATGGTTGTCCTGGAGCATTTAGTTGATGACTAATCTCGCAATAACACAGCCACTCGTACCAGGGAGTAGTCTTATCAAGAACATGATAAGGATATTCTACAGTAGTTCTTTCCAAAATTCCTCTCCTTTTTGTAATGCTAATACGACAGTTGTATGTTCTCTTGCGTGTCGTTCGAGGTCTTTATCTTGAAAGCAAATGTTAGACCTTTCTACAGCACAACGAAAGATATTTGCCCAGAACTGTTGATTAGGTGTTAGACGCATTTTCATTCTTCAGATCTGGATGTGGAGCATACAGAGGACCAGGATAGTTGCCAGCAAAGTTTGTAAGTTCCTTAACTGCTTTTACAGTCTCTTCTGTCTCAACCCATTCCCACGAGTTTCCATTTTTATCTACAAAATTGCGAATAGTCATAGTTTTCCTCCAACTTCTCCTTCATATGTGATTATATCATCACTCCAACCTTCTTGCAACCCTTTAAGGTAATATCTTGTAGCCCTGATGCACTCTTCTTCAGTTAGTGATGTGATAATACCTTTTCCATCAGGATAATGTGATTGCCAGGTGCCCCAACTTTTTTGCTCAATATAGAAAGCATTTTCATCATAACTTTTTTTCATATTTTTTTATAGCAATTTAGTTAATTCTAATTCGTAAAGAGGTATCAATACCTCTATAATTTTGGTAGTTTGATAATCCACCTGGAGTTGATATATGTCCAGTCACAAGACATTTCCATCTTTGTGCCGCAACTTTTTTACCTGCTTTTTTTGAGACCTCTTTTCTTTCTTCTTCAGTTAAAGAAAAACAACCTTTTTTTAAAAGATACGATTTTTCTCCACCTTTTCTTCCAACTTCACTTTTCTGCTCCGCATTATATGCGAATATACCTTTTCTCTTTTCAATATTTTCTCTTAATGTTTTTTTGCCCAACTGTTGAATATGTCCCGTTTCCACATTTACAATTCCACCCATTTTTCCAAATTTACTTCTTTGTTCGGATGTGAGTGAAAATATTCCTGTATTATTTTCACGGTGTTTTTTTCCAGTAACACTACCTCCAATTTTTCCCGCTTTACTACAAGTATCTAATGAAAAAAATCCGCCACAATTTGCGTTTAAACACCATTTATCAGTATTATAAACTGGTTTTATCAATCTTCTCTCAATTTTAGAAGCATCCTCACGACTACTAAAAGTTTCTAATATCTGTTTCTTTGGCGTATAGAGTTCCCAACACCATTTGTTTGTTATAGGAGAACCCCAATATTCCTCATCATACACTTTTTCTTCGTGTATTCCATAATAGTAATAAGGAACCTCTTCAAAGGTAATTTTATATGTGTATATTCTTGGAGAATACATAACTCTGCTCTTTAGTTGACTGCATTAATATTTATAATGCAAAGGAGAGGATTTCTCCTCTCCAACCTGTAGAGATTGCAGTCAACTTCAGGCATCATTATTTATTCATAATGACTTAGTTGCCTCCGCAATTCTACTTTTGTGCTGATCAAATTTCTATATAAAAATTTTTGATACTCATTACCTTCCAAGAGTTTTGTAAGATTATCAATCTGCATTAGAGCAAGAATGAGTTTTGTTTTATTATCCATTGCTATTCAATTTTTGAATATATTCATCAATTGCGTTAATAAAGTCTTCTTCGGTCCAGTCGTTGAAAATACTTTCCTCAGGAGAATTCTCATCCCAGGAGATAGTGAGCGATCCGTCTTCATTTTCAGTTACCTGTATCATTTTTTAGACTTTGTAGAGCGAGCAGTGTTTCTAGTGGAATCCACGCTGGGTTTTCTTTTGCGAACTGCACTTGTACTTCCGTCACTTTTTGGTTTAGGTTTTTGTTCCACACTTCTCGTGTGTTTTTTACTGGGCTCAGGGGGTTTTCCATCACGATAATCAATTTTAAGAGTTCTCTTATCCAGTTTATACCTTTCTAGATATTTGTCAAGGTGTTCCTGACACTCAAACCAACAGACTGTACTGTTTTTCTTTTCACCAAACTCAAGTCTATATCCAAACTTTTCATATGGAAATAGTTCAGTAGAAATCATCGCGTTATGTGTTCAAAATCTTGTACTTTTCCGTGCTTAAAATGTATCATACATCTAGGCCAATCTTCCCACTCCCCATCCCAAGTTGCTGGATAAACTTCCACATAATCAGTCACATAGCAGGGTTCTACCTTACCATGTTTTCCTGTTGGTATCCACTCAAAGTTAAAAATTTTTCTTTTTGGGTCTGTTTCATAACGCTCATCATCCTCTTTGATATCTTCAAAAGTATGAGTTTCTCTATGAGTGATTTCATACAAGCATCCATCAGGTGCAATCCAATAACTACACATTGCACAAGCAAGTCCTTTAGTTTGCATTGGTACATTAGTGAATTGTTCTCCCAAATCATAAGAAGAACGAATGTCGTCATATAGTCCCATTATTTTTCTCCAAGTTTAACAGGAAACTCTTCATCACTCAAATCATCATGCAGTAATTTAGCAAAGATTTCATATGCGGGTTGCCTTGTTTCAATCGCAGAAGATGTGGCAACAGTCCACATAATCCTCAACTGAAACTTATCAGGTAAGGTCTTCATCAGGTAACCTCTCATTCAAATCTACTTCAATATCACCAACAAGGTCATCAAGTTTATCAATCATATCTTGCGTGAATGGAACTGTTTCCACTTTACCACTCATCACATCATCAGCAAGTTTTCGTATGTGTTCAAGAAAACCTTTATCTAAGGTATCATCATAACACAGTGACCCCCAGAACCATTCATAACATTCTTCATAAGGGTCATCATACCACATAAGAGCATAATCCTTATAGTTTCCAGTCATCAAGTCCCGCCAGATGCGAAAATTACCTCCGATTGTTTGGAACCAGGATGGAATTAAATATGTGAAAATGTATTCAAGCCAAGTCATTAGAGGTAATGCGGTTTTTCTGAATCAAAAACATACCACTTTGCGTCTTTCATATCAAGACACATTCGTACAGTTTCGTGCTCTCTGTGTTCTCTATCTGTGCCTTTGTATAAGGTTCGTCTTTGGTAAGCATTACACCAGACATTATAGTAGATTTTAGATTTCTCGTTCATTTGGGACAATATAGGAAGTATTTGTATTCAGCAAGTGTTCCATAATGCCACTGAATTATATCACAGTCTTTATAGGTTCCAACCACCTTAGTATCCTGTTTAGTGTCCTGTTTAGTATCTGGCACACTATCTCCCCATGAGATGAAAGATATGATAAGAATTATAATACCAACAGTAGAAATGATAAATGCAAATCCACGCATAAACTCTCTAAGTGCTTTTTTATCATCTTCAATCATTTTCTGTCCCCCAAAGTTCATCCCAAGGTGCTGGTTTATTCATAATTTCCCTAAGCCTTTCTACTTTCTTAGGGTCTGGTGGATTATTGATTGCTTCCATCAGAGTATTATATGCTTCTTCTGAAACATAAATGACTGGTGGTTTTTGGTCTAACCTCAATTTTCGTTCGGGTGAAATAGTGATGTTGTAAGCATCATCATAAGGATAGATATATTCCATATACCATCCTAGGGATAAACCTTCCCAAAACTCATCGTATCCCCATTCATCACCATCATTATAACAATCCAGACAGTTCCAGAAGTTATGGAAACCATCAAGAAAAAGTTCAAGTTTTGTTGGATTTTCAAACCTCATGGTGTCTCATCGCTCCAATAATAACGTAGTTTATCGCCATCAGCAGAAATGTTCAGGTGATAGATTTTATCATCTTCGGTATACACACCAATCCAAAGTGTGCGTTCATTCATACTTTCCAGGTGAAACATTTGAATGTCTTGAAGCACAATCTCATCAGGGTTTTCAGTAAATCTACTCATTCTGCATCCTCATAAGCTTCCTGAACCATCTCTGCGATTTCCATTATTTCTGCCTTAAATTTTGGTGTTGATGTCTTTGAGACCTCATCATAGAACAGAGTAAGGGCAGTCGTCAATAGAACCAGTTGGCGTTTTGTGAAGTCCATTATGAGAAGTTATAGTGAACACGAGTGTAGAAATCTTTGAAACAACTCTTATTGAGGAGCTTCATCATCGCTGGAGGAATGTAGTATGAATATTCACTGAAGAAGTCTTCTTTACTGAGAAATCTGAGACCATGAAGATACCAAGTACCAAACTGCTCGTGGAATGCTCTCACAGCACGATATTGTTTAGAGTTAACAGGCACATACTTATTCTCGCCACTAAAGTCATCACCATATGGAGTTGCTTGTGTCATCATAACACACACAGTTTGACCTTCACCAGTGCCGAAGTATTCGGAAACCATATACACCCAGTGTTCATCTACTGGAAATACATCACGATGATACTTCTGCTCATATTCTTTCATACAAGCATCAGCAACCAGTTGAAAGTTTTCTTTCTTCTTTGCTTGTAGTTCTTCAATCAGTTCTTCATGTTCAATCTTACGAAGTTCTTTAAGATCATCGGAATACTTGTCGATACCAGCAATAGCAGTTTGAATTGCTTGTAAATTCATTTTTTCAAGTAGTTCCTCTCTTTCAATCGCAGCAAGTTCTTTTAGAGCATCACCATTTTCAGCATAGAGTTTTTCTACTGCTTCCCATGCTTTGTTCACTGCCTCTCTTTTTTCAGCAATTTCCAACATTTCTTCGTGCGTAAGATTTTCAAGAACAAGGTCTTTTGCAGCATCTTCCATTTTTTTCATATCCTGTTTGTAGATAAGTTCTTTCAACCTCTGTTTACCATATTCCGTTAATTCGTGTTTTTTGTTGCGGAGTTCTTCTACTTCCTCTTGTGTGAGATTGACCCACGGCATATCTTCATTCATCGTTCCCAAGCATAAGATTTTAGAAATTCATTATCTCTTTCAAGTGTTTCAATTTTATCATACAAATCATCAATAATTTCAATCAAGGCATCATAATCAATCGTTTCAATTGTTCTACCATCCTCCATATCCTCATAGTAGGAATATTGGAGTTGTTGTTTTAAGTTTCGTTTAGTCATCGTTTGTTCCTCAATTTAGATTTGATTTTGGTGAGGCAGTCATTATAACCATCCACAAGGTCAATTACAGAAACATTCTGGGTTCCTTCGTGTGATTGCTCACGAGGAAGCCAAAGTTGTATCTGGTCTATAAGGTCATCAATCGCAGTTTTCATATCCCAATCTTCTCTTGTTGTGAATACATCACACCACCAACGAGTAATGAGTTCTTCCAGAGTTTTACCCATTTCAAACTTCAAAAAGTCTGGTGGATTTTCCTCCCACTTCTTCAGCATTTTATTCACAACTTCATCAGTGATACGATAAGGAGGATTATCTTTCTCATCCCACTCTACTTCATCATACTCGGGAGGGTCATCAACTGGAACTGCTTTTGGTTGTGTTGATTGATAACCACGAAGAAAAGCATCCCACTTTGCATTTTCACTTGAAGTACTACCTGAAGGATATTCCCCATAACATCTTTTGTATGCTTCCTCTGCTGGTGATTTTTGTTTAGGATAAGCATCTTTGAGTTTATCAAAAAACTCTTTTGTTTCTTCACAATATTCAACATACTTATCAAGCATGTGAAATTCGTCAAGTGTGAGTTCAAGTGTGAATTTTTCAGTCATTTTAATTTCAAGTTGAGTTTCAGGACATTTGGTTCCAAGAGTTGGAGGAGTTGGAGGAGAAATACGAAATGTTTCCTCACCATTTTTGTAGTAGATTATATCACTCATTATCAGTAAGTCCTACTTCCTCTTCCAGTTTAGCATAGTTTGCCGCTTCCCAACCAGCCACAAAAGATGCGTGTATCCAACCATATAGAACATCTTCACGGGTCTTTTCGTCTTCTACTTTACAGTCCCCATAAAACCATTCTGAACGAAAAGTATAAGGACTATAAAAGTCATTAAACCACTTTACAAAAGCATCCTCTGCTTCATCGTGAAAGTTCCAGTTGTTGGTTGGATGTTTAGTCATAAGGTTGCTGTGGGTCTTTCTTCCAGATATCAGTATAGCACAACCATCGCTCTTCGTGTGGCGACATTTCTGCTGTCCAATGATATCCATTCATATCAATCGCATCAAGATAATGAATGCGTGTCTTTGGGTCAATCACTCGTGTGATACTTTTGAATTTTACTCGTTCAGTCATTTTCTTTCATACAAGGGTATTCAAACTTTTCACCAATACATTCTAACATAGTGCGGGCAAAGGTAATCTCACCATAAGCACAACCATCTTCAAAGGCATCATCATAACTACCAGCACTTGGAGTATAATCATCTCCAAATAGACCTTCATAGCAGTGTTTTACCTCTGCTACTTCTTTGAGAACCTTGAGGAGAAGTGTGAGTTTTTCTTCGTTAGTCATTTTACTCCAAGTTGTTTGAGTTCGTCTTCAGTTAGATTAGCAAGGTCTTTCTTGAGTTGTTGAAGTTTTCGTTCCTTTGCTTTTGCTTTCTCTTCCTTTTCTTTCTCCAGTTGTTTTACTCGTTTATTATACTCTTTGTCGTTTTCTTCCCGATGCTTGTAGAGATAATACTCTACAACACCATCATAATCAACATATTCAATATCAATACCTTCCCAACCAGCATCTAATTCTGCTTGAAGTGAAGAAATAATACTTTCAAGAGTTCCTTCAAAATTTTCCCAATACCTTTGAGTTTCTTTGACTTGAATTCGTTTGATAGTCATTTCAGTTCCTCCAGTTCATTCGCAAGTGCCTCCAATTCATCAGCATTCACAAAAGCATTTCCATAATCATCAACATACTTGAGTTCTTCTACAACTTTACGAAGAGTAGCAACAGCAATTACATTTGGATGAGATGGTTCCATATCACCCCAGTCCCACCACACTTGATGAATAGCATCTGCGACTGCTTGTGCCTCTTTAGTCATTTTCATTTCATTCCCCTTTCAATTGACGGATTTCACTTTCCAGTTCGTAAATGCGGTTATTCATTTCTTTGAGAAACATAATCAACGAACGACTACAAATGGTTTCTCCATTATCTTCTGAAAGATCTGAGATAAGTACAGTCATTCCAACACCGTGAGAAAACATTTCTTTTGCGTATTCTTTGGGATATTGAATGCTATAAGACATATCTGGAATAGTTTTTTCAAAGAGGGTCATAAGAGGTGTCTGTGTGTATGAGAGTATCATACCACCCACAGAACCCCACAGAGCATCCCCTGTTCCAGTTCGTCAAGTGTCCTCAAAACCTATTCACATAAACCTCAAAGGTTATTTTGTTCCACTCATTATATCCATTTCCATACTCATACTGGATACTTGTTGTGCTCTGTTTTTTGTACTCATAATGCCTCCACTTCATCAGCAATTTCACGCAACACAGATACGGGGTCTTCAAGTTCACCCCAATCGGTGCAAAGACGGTCTGCGGCAGAACGGAGAACGGCAGCAACGACTCTCTGCCTATCCCCACTTTTAGGACGCAGAGTGAATTCCATAGTAGCATCTACAATTTCTTGTGCTCTAGTTGTCACTATTCCTCCTATACCAACTAAGGTCTCTTGGTTTTGTATCAATTATACTACAATCAAATTGAAATCGTTTGTATCGTATAAAACCCCCAAACAAATGACTTGAACCAATACTTAACTGAATTGCTGGGAGTAAATCATCACATCCATAATCATCCCACTGGACTGTAATATCAAGTAGAGCAAACTTTTGGAATCTAAGGACTTGGAAAAACCATTCCTTTCCAAAATCCTCATAAGTTTCATAATCAAAGAGTTTCATACTCCGTCTCCAGTTTCATTCCACTCATCCATACGAGTAGCAAGGTCTTCACACTCTTTCCAGTGTTTCTCCACTTCTTTTACACGCCACATAAAACTATCCTCTCCGTGGTCTCCACTATACAGATAATCAATATGCCTCATGATCTCTGCCATCTTACGCATCTTGAGAAGTTGTTTCCTCAAATACTTGAGAGTTTCTGGTGAAAAATTGGGAGCATACTCATAGTCATCTAGTTTTTTGTTGTTGTTTTGGATTTCTACTTCCAACTCATCAGCAAACTGTGCTACCTTGTAGTAATCGTAACCACAGTTGCCAAAATGTCCGCCGCTCATGCTACTTGACTCCCAGAATCATAAAACAACTCATCACGCCAGTTACGACCAGCAATATCAAAAGTGAAACCCACTCGTCCAATAGAGAATAGAACTGATAAGAGTCTACCGTACCCCATACTCATTTGAAAATAAGGACATTCAATCCACTTACCATATTCACCATAATCAATGGCAGCCTGAAGAAGTGAATATCGTTTTCCAGTACAAAGAGTCATATAATACTCTTTTCCATAATCGTTTCTTACACCAAACTGAATTATCTTCATTGGTTTAGTTCCTCTGCGAGTTGTAGCATATCGCTTTTATCCAGAACAATCCTACCGTCTTGTGCATTATAAGATTGAATATTTTCTGCAGCAATAAAAAGAATTGCTGCCACAAGCTTCTCTTCAGTATCGGCACCATTATTTCGATGTTCCCATACTGCATTCATAAACTCTTGTGCTCTAGTAGTCATTGTACTTTACCGTGAATATGACAATCAGCATTAACCCACTTGCGTTCTTCGGGCATTTCTTCATTATCCATTACAGGACACTTGCAACCTTTTTCAACTGCTTCAGGAGATCCAGGAACAACACCATTCCATTCTTGATAAGTCATCGCATCCATTTCCTCATCAGTATATTGAGGATTATCAGGTTGTTCAAGACGTGACAGTTTTGCTTTTAGGTCATAAATTTCATCCTGCATCTCACGAAATTCTTTAGAATATTCTTCAGAAAGTTTGAGTTCAAACTCTTCAGCAACCTTTTTCATTTCTTCTTCACTACGCATATCATTAAATGCAAGCGAACAAGCACCTTTCATAATACCGATTTCATTGTGCCCCATTGTGCGGGCAACAGTTCCAAAGAAACGGAAGAGTTGAATGGTGTTAATGTCTTCGCAGGGAATCTCAAAAGTATAATGCTCTTCTGGAAGAGTTTCATCATCATAGATTCCAGATGAATAACTTGGAGTCCATTCGGTATCAAAAGAAACTTTGAGGCGTGCTTTGTACATAGTGAAGGTGTTTCAATACAGATACTATAAAACCCTTGACTGCGAAAGTCAAGGGTCAGTGGACAGTTCAAAAACTGTACTCTTGCCACTCATCAATAGAAGTATTACTTAAGACAAACTGCATTTTATTATAAGGTGCTCTCGGTTTTCTTATTAGTTTCATACCAGTTTGTTCTAAAAAAGTATGACCTTTTTTAGTATTACAAGAACTACAGGCAACTACAAGATTTTCCCAAGTATCTTCACCCCCACGACATCTTGGAATAACGTGGTCAATCGTAAGTCTTTTTGTTGCACCACAATACTGACAAGTATGATTATCTCTTTTATAAATCATTGCTCTTGATGGTTTTTGAGCAATAATTTTAGAAAGAGGGACTTTCACATAATCCAAAAGACGAATAACACGATTTGATAGAACTTGTGCTTTCTCTTTTAGAAGTAAAACAATTGCTCTTTTCCAGCTTGTAATATTAAGAGGTTCAAAAGAAGAATTTAATACTAAAACTGTTGTATTTGGTTGTATTTCAATTTTAGTCATACCTTTTAAGAGGTTCACATTAATATCTATAGCAAGGAACTCTTACTCTTTCTCTCCAATATCTCACGTATCCAGGGTTCAATCTGTCACCAGGAACATATTCTTCGCGATAAACAATTTCAGTGCATATTGGTTCTCTATAATAAACTCTTGGTTCAAAAGGTTCCCAAAACTCTTTCCAAGTTATGGCATTTGCAGGAAGAGTGATAAATGGTAGAAGTAAAAGAAAATATTTCATCAGTCACGTTGTCTCCAATCGTCTGGTTTATCTCCAGTGAAGAAATCAATAATATCATCAGCACCATTAAATCCAGTGCGATGATTTGATGGATCTGGATCACCTAAATCCAATGCGTTCATAAAGTCATCTAAACTTCCTTCTTGCATATCAGGATTTGCAGCGCGGCGTCTTGCTTGTCTCAAAAGTGTTGCAGCACTTCGATTTGCTTTTGCAAGTTTTTCTGCCCATATCATTTCTGACAGTTCAACACTTTCACCTTTTACAATCTTATTACAAATCTCTTCTAATCTCAACCGATACTGCGTGGAGAGCATATGTATTATTCAGATAATGATTATTTATTTCTTGATTCTAACTCTTTCATTAACTCCTTTGCAAGTTGATTTGAGCGTTTCCACATCAAATACTTTACAATAGGATTTGCTGGATTATGAACAATCCACCACTTTGTCTTTTCGTATTGAACTCTTGCTAGTTGAGTGAGCATATAAAATGCCCTCGCTACGGATTGATCAGTAACAATCAAGTAAGCAATACAAAAGAAAATCGTAAGATATATGTATGTAGAACTCATTGCCTCAGTGTTTTGATATACTGTAATACTTGTTCACGAACTGCCATGAGTTCATTGTAACACTTTTGATTGTGAGCACAGTTACGAAGTTCAGGATCAGGTTTCAATACACTTTCCTCAAAAAGAGTTAGTCCTCGATTCCATTTGTCAATTTGAGTTTCTTCAGTCATTTTTTACTACTTTAACGGGACAAGAGGGGACAACTTTTCGGATTTCGTGAATGATTTCAGTTCTTTGAAGTTCGGTCAATCCTACAACTTTAGTAAGACGATGAATTAAATTCAATGCATCGCTGCAGCTGATAATGGTTGCAGTGAGAAGTACAACCATAGTTTTCTCCTATTCTACTACTATTTAAGGTAGTTCATAAAATGTTAATAATTAGTCCCAACTCACGTTTTCTAAAAGAACTCCAGGCATCACTATTGTCCAACCTGTCCCACCCATTTTATATTCCCATTTGTATTCATATTTGTTGTGACTATCCCAAGTTACAAATCCCTTTTCTTTATCAAAACGCGATTTAATAGTTAGTGCAAAGCGATTAGAAAAGATATTACGAGTACGTAGAGCACCATTCGGTTCTCGTGTCTCAATCACTACACAAGTATCATCATAAAATTCTTGATCTTTTTCAATTCCACATGCAGTTTCATAGCGGAATGGACGATATGTTTCCTGTGCAAAAACAGGAGAAGAAAAGAACAGTGCAGCAAGAACAATCAGTTTTTTCATCCAACAACCCTCCAACAAACGACAGCGTTACCTTTTTTTACAGACTGAATGTGTGCAAAAGCAGCATAAGACAAATCTAGATCAGCATGAGAATACGGTCCGCGATCATTAACACGAACGATAACTTGTTTGCCGTTATCTTGATTGGTTACCCGTATGCGTGAACCCATAGGTAGATAAGGATGAGCTGCAGTCCAAGAATAAGCATCAAACCGCTCACCGTTCGCAGTAACTTTTCCATGAAATCCGTCTCCTACTCCATAATATGTAGAAATTCCACAAGTCAGTGCAGCAATCAATCCAATCATTTAATCACCTCCCAATGAGGGTCGTTCTGTTTATTCATCCAAAAGCAGTAACGACGATTGATAGAAACAACAAAGAACTGCGTGTCATTTTCTTGTTCCACTTCCATTGCGTGAAGAGAATCCATAATGTTTTTAAAACGATTGACTGCTTTCTTAGATTTTGGTTGAACGTTGATGAGTTTTTTCTTGGTTTTCATCATTTTTTCATTTACTTAGTAATCATAGCACTAATTTTTCTCTTCGGGACTTTGATGTGACACTTTTTTAAGTGGTTTAACAACGTTATGCCAGTACCATTTACTATATTCGTTTCTTTTTTCTTTATTTTGATCCCTACCACGTTTCCATAACTCTTTTAGATAATCTTTATTTTCTTCTTTCCATTTTTTAATTTTATTTTGATTGTTTGCTCTCCATTCTTTCATATATTCTTTTTTCTTTTTGCCTCTCTTTTTTCTTCTTCTGTAAAATATTTTTTATTATGTCTGATATCAGTTCTATTTTTAGCAGCAATACTTTGTTTCTTTTTTGTTTCTTCTGATGGACTAAATCCTCTCACTCCTTCACCACCTACTGTAGAGTTATATCCATTATTGTAAGTGTCATAATAATCAATATAAAAAATTTCCTGTTCATTTAAAAAATTAACATCATATTCTTCTATAATTCCATAGATAAACAAACTCCATCCATATTTTCTCACAGCACGATAAAATTTATTATCAATACCTTTTTTACAATGTAGTTTATGTTGCGCCTTTCTTTTTCTTTCAACTATTGTTTGCCCTATGTATTTTTTACCCGTAGGAATACAATGATAGCAGTAAATTACTCCTTTCATTTCTACTCTATTGAACCGCAAAAATATTTATATTAAAAAGGAGGGACTTTCACCCTCCTCCTGAAGATTGCGGTTCAACAGGTAATAGTATTTAGAGTATCTTTAATATATTCTTTTCAACCTCCACAAAGGTCATTGTACAGAGTTATCAGAGTGATGTCAAGTAGTCAAGATACTCATTAAAGAGTACTTCTTCCATTTGGAATGCTTGATGTTCCCAGGGTTGATCTTCATAGTCCGTCTGAGAGAAGTCTATGCCCCTCCAGTACCTCTTTCCATACTTATCCTTTAGAGCACCCATAACGTGCTGATAAACGTGCCAGAGTTCGTGCAGGAGGGTTCTGGTGTAATGGTCAACATCCATTCGATTGTGTAATTCAATCTCAAAGGATCTTGGACGATAATCACAATCAGCAACTCCTACCCAACCATAAACACCATCTCTCAACATTCCACGATGATTAACTACAATTTCAAGTTTGTGCTTAGGTAAGTGCTTGTCAATAAACCAAGTTACAATGTCCTCACAACGACGCTTGCTATAGTTGTACCCACTGATGTATAATGTAAGCATCAGAATAGTGCCTTTAATGCTGCTTCGGATACTTTAACACCCCAGTGGATCACCCAGATAAAGGATGTGACAAAAATCAATCTGTCTAGGTTGGAATACCTCATCGGTTTTCGTGTGTCTCCACCTACTATAAAACCTTCCAGGTCGGTTCTGGAAGGTCAGTGGACAGTTTTTGAACCGTCTATCTTGACATATCGTTTGCACAGTGTGATCTTTGACCATCAGCTAGAACATAGTGAAAAAAGATCTGATGATAATAAAGTCCTTCTTTTTCTACTCTCTTACCATACCAAGTTCTCTTATATTCTGTGGGCATTGGATCTCTCCAATGAGGTCTTTCACATCCTTTATAAATCATCCCATCGCCAGCACCAAGAACTACAGAACGATTTTCACCTCTTTTTGTGATGGTTGTTTTTTTCTCATCTTCATAAATGTCTGGAGTTTTAATCCAAATAGGCCAAGGTTCTTCAAGATTTGTACTGATATGAGTTGTTACTGAAATTTCACAAGCATCACGATCTGCATGTCTTGTTAATTCTTGTCCTGGAAAATAAAAACGATCATAATAATATGTATTATAAAGTTTCTTACCAATAAGTTTTTCTAATTTTAAACGAATACCCGAATGAATTGAACGATATTGTGGATGCCAATAACAAGCAAGAGATCCTTCTACTTGCATTTCCAATTCTTGATATGTAAATTGATCTAACCGTTTTCCCCAATAGTTAATCTGTCCCCGTTGTTCTGGAACATCGCGATAAAGTTCTTTTGGATCCCATAGATTTTTTACAACCAAGTATCCATCTTTTTCAAACTGTTCATTATTTGTTTTTGAAGTTCCAGTGTTTTTCCTCTCTTGGTAGAAGAGTTGCTCCTCTGTCATTTGCTCTGCCATATCACTTCCAACGCGAACCGCATACCCACCCAACCAAACTCTTACGGGTTCCTTTAGTTACTTTAAGGACACGATGTTGAGTTCTTGAATCAAATACAATTACAGTTCCTCTTTTTCTTGGAGCAAAATAAGACTTACCATCCTCCGCAAGAAGTTGAAGATTTCCTCCCTCATAATCATCAGGATCTGAAAGTTGAACAACAAAAGAAAGTTTTCTTACAAGTTCAAGATTTTCATTTAGATAATCTTGTGCTCTTCCTTCGTGATGATTTCCAACAGATACTGGTTTATATTGTCCGGCAATACCTGCATCATTGTGCCACCCATAAAACTCACCAACATCATATTGAGTGAACTGCATACTTTCACCGTCAATATTTCTTATATCATAAAGAAAGTTTTCACGATTTGCTCTTTCAATATAATGCCAAACAAATCCTGCAGTCCAATGATTTGTTGGAACCCAAGCATTTTTTGAATTTCTTTTATCGCGATTGAGAGCATCTCCCATTAGTTTGGAGTCTCCCATTTGTTGTTGGAAATTATCTGTTAAATCTTCTTCGATTGTTTCTATAATTTTTTCTGGAATATCAGAAAAATACCAGATTGATTGGAATGCCAAATTTCAATCTCCTTATAATCTATTCGTCACCATTATATATTCAATAAAATAACTCTTCATAAATAAAAAAATATAAGAAATGTCATGAGTGAATTTATAAGGAAAGGTTGGTATTACCTTCCAAAAATTATCACAAAAGAAGAAGCAATAGAAATAAAATACAAAAATTTAATGGGAGCAGTGAGAGATCTTGGAGGATTAAAAACTCACTTTGATCCTGAAAGAGGAAACGTATTAACTTGTTATGCTCCTCCCGCTGCTGCTTTTGTAATGAAAAGAATACAACCAGTTTTAGAAGAACTTTTGGGAGAAGAACTTATTCCTTCTTACTGGTTCTCTACAACCTATCATAATAAAGGATGGATGAACTGTCATACTGATAGACCATCATGTGAAGTATCAGTCACGATGAACATTTGTGGTGATGCTGCTTGGCCAATTAAACTTAAAGACCTAGAAGGAAATAAACAATCAGTTGTAACTCCTTCTGGAGATGGTGTTGCATACTTAGGAATGACTGTGCCTCATTGGAGAAGTCCTATGAGAAGTCATGATAATGACAGATTTATGCAGTTATTCTTACACTTTGTAAGAAAGAATGGACCTTGCGCCGAATATGCTTATGATAAAAATCAAAAGTGTTATGATTTATTAAATCATATTCAATAAACCTCTATGCCATATTTCTCAGAGATTTCTTTATCAACTTCTTCTTTTGTCTTAAATCCTTTAACTCTCATCCAGGTAACAAGGCTATAACGATTACCTGAAATTACTGGTTCTACCATATGTGTATACCATCTAGAAGATGGGAAGCATACAAGCAATCCTGGTTCTGGTTTAATCTTAATTCTTAAATCTGGGAAAGAAAAGTAACCACCCTCAAAATCATCGTTTAGAAATAAAACAGTAGACAAATCTCTGTCTATTGTTTTTTTCCATATCTTAGTTCCATCTGGATTTGTCCACAAACCTTCTCCGTCATTGTGAGGTTTATAGTGTCCTCCTGGACTATAACAAAGTAATTGTGGTTCTTCACTATCTCTTACTTCAAATTTATAAAATGGATTGATAACATTTTTTACAATGTTATCAAGTAAATCTTTGACTTGAGGGTAGACTGGAAGTAAATCAGCACACTCAACGTCTCTAACTGATTTATCTATTTTTGATTCTCTTTGTCTTGTCTTATCACTTCTTTCGGCATCAAAAACAGACATTCTCTCCTTATGAGATTTTCTCATATAGTCTGTTAAAAACTTCAACCCTTCGGGGGTAACTACTTTTGGTTGAATTAAAACATTAGCAAGAATATCATTCATATCAGATATTATTTGTATATTTGGTATTTAGTTTGAGTTTGAGACTCCTGTTGAACTTGCCCTACTCGTTGGTAAACTGCCAATATTAGTTGAAGTTTCGTCAGAAAAATTAAGTCTATCAAGGTTAGCAACATTTCCACCTGGATTTGAACCACCAGCAAAATACCCATTAAAACTACCAGAAATTGCCGAAAGACTTTGCCTTAGTATCAGTAAATTTTTTCCAGGGTTACTTACAGTTTCATTGGAGAAATCAAGTCTTGTAATTGTATTGAGAAAAACTAATGGAGGTGTATATCCACCACCAAAGTATCCATAAGAATTACTCGAAACTGCTGATAATCCAGTTCTTGATGTAGGTAAATCTTTTCCTGGATTACTTATATTTTCATTAGAGAAATCAAGTCTTGTAATTGTGTTAATAAATGGTGGAGAATATCCACCACCAAAGTATCCATAAGAACTACTTGAAACTGTTGCCGCACCATCTCTTACTGATGGTAAATTCTTTCCAGGAGCACTTACGGTTTCATTAGAGAAATCAAGTCTTGTAATTGTGCTAACCCGTGTTGGATTACCACCACCACCAAAATATCCATAAGTACCACTTTCGGGCCAACTTGCAAAGTTATTTGACTCTACGTTTGTTACTTGTTTTTCATAAACAGAATTTAATCCAAAAGTGTCTCCTACAAAAGGCATCGGATTTACTCTACTTTAAGGTCTGGGTTGAATAATGACTCTGGAATTTGCTTTTGTGCTTGCTCTTCAACACCACGAAGAAGTTGTTGATCCATACCTGTAATTTCTTCAATACCAGAAGCAACTGCTTGCTGAAGACTATTTAAGAAATCAAGAGGATTATTTGGATCACCAAAACTTCTCTTAGTGCGATTTACGTCATCAGGTAATACTGTAGGAGCACTTGCACGACGCATAGAACGAATATTACCAGCATTTACACCAGTTCTTGCAGCAAGCAAATCATCCAGAGATTGATTTGCAAGTCTGCGTTCCCAATAGTTTGGTTGGTCTTCGTTATATTGGTCTCTTGAAACCAACTTACCACCATTCAGTTCAATCAAACGATTAATCAGTTTATCAAAACATTCAAGTTCTTCAACTGCTGCTTTGAAACCACGATTGAGTCCTTCAAGCATACGATGGAAATGAAACTCGTCAATATCATACCAAGAAAGTTCTTCACCACCTTGACGTGTCTTCCACCAGATTGGTTGTGTCTTATCTTTTCCGTCCCACTTATAATGAAACTCTCTTGCTGCTCTTTTTGCTTCAATCACTTGCTGAAGAAGTCCTTCAGCTACACTTCTACGGTTAATGAGTGCCGCTTTAAATGCTGATGGGATTGTGAAGTTGTCGTGAATAATAAACTTCTCAATCTGAAAATCTGAACGACCTTGTGCAAGTTCTGTTTCACTTTCTTCCCAACGAGTTGCCTCTTGAAGAACCTTCAACATAAACTCATTACTATCATCTAAAACTTCTTTAGATGTCGCAAGTGCAATTGCTTCATAATTGTTAGACATACTTATCCAAATCTATTAATAGTATTGTCTTTATTTATTAAGAATACCTTTGAGTTACTGCAAGAGATAATCTTTCATCAGCAACTTCTTTTCCCCACTTCTTACAAAAGTGTAAGTACAACTGTTCAGTTCTTCTATCTTTTTCTTCTGTGGTTTCGTGATCTAATGTTCTGTGGGAGAAGTGTAGAAGAAAGGACTTGGGATTAAACTTCGTTTCAATACCAAGTTGTTCTGCTCTTAAAGTATAATCAATATCTTCTCCACCACCTAGTCCAAATTCCTCATCTAATAATCCGACCTTTGAACTGACTTCAAAAGGAACATAAAAACAATAAAAGGCTTTAATTAGATTTGCAGGAATGTCTTGCTTGTTAGATGTGATATGTTGGGATAACTCATTCAATTGTTCTTCTTTACCATTAAACTCTTCAAGTTGCATTTCTGGTTTTAGTCCACCAACTTGTAGGTGTTGATTGCACAAAGGAACTGAAATACTATTAGGGTCACCAAGATTTTGGTTCCAGTTCTTTGTAAATGCAATATCATTATTCAGACCAACGAAATCAGCACCGTCCATAAGTGCTTGTTTAAGAATAAAGTTCATATTCTCGGCAAATGACTTTGGTGATGAGTTTGAAATGATTGTTAAATTCTCATAGTCTTGAGTGAATGTTTTATCATTATCAATCAAGAAGAACTTATCTTGTTCTCTAAAAATACTATTTCTGAAGAATGTGTCTAAAGCAAGGTGAGTGTACTTTTCAGAACACTTCATATTCACCATACAATAATACTTTGGACGACTTACTGTTTGTGATTGAATATCATTAATCAGTTTTTCCCATACTGCTGCAATTTTCTTCCAATCATAAGTTTCTTTTGTGATTTGTGAGAGTTCTTTTGTCGCAGCATAAAAAGTCTCTGGTTCCTTATCAAAGAAATCAAAGCATCTTGAAAGTTCTTGTGCAAACTCATTGATGAACTTAGGAGATGGATCCCAACCAACAGGAGTATTCTTTCCAGTCATTGGAATATACTTACCTCGATTAAAGGAAATCTCACTCAGTGCTCCTATATCACTTGTGATTGGATAGCAACCACAAACCATAGCCTCCGCCAGAGACACGCAAAAGGTCTCCTCCCAGACGTTAGGGTGTACAAAGAATGCCGCATCCTGGATATGAGGTAACAGTGCTTCACGGTCAATACAAGGGGAGTATTCAACACCAGGAAGAGACTTCAGTTCTTCAATTGCTTCTAAGTGTTCTGGGATTTTAAAGTGCTGTTCGTATTGTTCTCCATAAAGATTATGAGAAGAAAATACTTTCAACTTTGCATCTGGATGATTTTTAATGACTTGTTTCCAGATTTTTGGAAGTGGTGCGATACCCTTATGTGGTCCAGAAAAGAAAATCGCAGTCTTTGATTTTGGTGTTTTGAGATTAAAAATATTCGCAACACCATTCGGAATGACTACAATCTTATCTGCTGGTGCTCGGTTGTATTTGATATATTGTTCTGCTTCCCAGTTTGATACACAGACAATCTTATCAATCTGTGATACAAGTTCTGGAAGTCTTAAGAGTTGTGGTTGGTCACAATTGTCATGTGCCCAAAGAATTTTATGTTGCTTATCTGATTGTGCTAAAACTTCTATACTTCTTGAAACTTCAACATTATTTGGGAATTGATAATATTGATTAAGATAATAAAAAGAACTTTCAGTTGCTCCAGACTTCATATCAAAATGATGTAGTTGTTTTATTTAGTTTGAGTTTGAAACTGCTGCCATTCTACTTCTTGCCGAAGGTAAATTATTTCCAGGGTTACTTATTGTTTCACTGGAAAAATCAAGTCTTGATATTGTGCTTATGTAATTTGCGGCATTTGGTGGAGTAAGGAAACCACCACCAAAATAACCATAAAAACTACTTGAAGTTCCGGATGAAGTCATGTTTGATGTTGGTAAATTTTTTCCTGGATTACTTACAGTTTCATTAGTAAAATCAATTCTTGATATTAGATTAGTAAAATTATCACCGCCACCAAAATATCCATAAGAATTACTTGAAGTTGTTCCCATTCTTCTTCTTTCTGATGGTAAAGTTTTTCCGGGATCACTTATTGTTTGATTTGAAAAATCAAGTCTTGTTACAGTACTATAAAGGTAAGGAGGATTGCCAGGAAACGCATATCCCCCACCAAAATACCCATAAGAATTGCTTGATACTACACCACAATCCCATCTTGATGGTGATATGGTATTTACGGGAAGACTTACATTTTCTGTTGAAAAATCAAGTCTTATAACTGTATTTGAACCATTACCAACAATATATCCATAAGAATTGCTTGAAGTGCCATCTATATCTCTCGTTGACCCTGGTAGTCTTTTTCCAGGGTCACTTATTGTTTGGTTTGAAAAATCAAGTCTTACTATATTTGATAAAGAAGGTGGAGTATTATTAAATCCACCGGCAAAATATCCATAAAAATTATTTGATACTGCTCCTAACCTACATCTATTTGATGGAAAATTATTTCCGGGATTACTTACAGTTTCACTAGAGAAATCAAGTCTCAATATAGTAGAAAAGGATGTAGTTGGGTTATTGAATGGAGAACCAGAATCTGTACCACCACCAAAGTATCCATAAGTCTTAGCACCACGATAGACTGATGCTCCTCCTGAGGTTGCTGCCACCGATCTTATGGTTACTGGTAAATTGTTTCCGGGATTACTTACTGATTCACTTGAAAAATCAAGTCTTGAAATAGTATTCATATTTCCAAATTGATCCGCACCTCCACCAAAATATCCATAAGAATTGCTTGAGGTTGCTGCCAATCCATATCTTGCTGTAGGTAAATTTCTTCCTGGATTACTTACAGTTTCATTAGTGAAATCAAATCTTGTAATGGTATTAATCTCAAACGGAAATGTGTATCCACCACCAAAATAACCATAAGAAGTATTTGAGACTGCTGCAGAAGTTGATCTTGCCGTTGGTAAATTTTTTCCTGGATTACTTATTGTTTCATTAGAAAAATCAATTCGTGTAATTGTATTAATTGACGGTGGACCTCCGCCACCAAAATAACCATAAGAACTGGTCGAAATTGTTGATATATAAGCTCTTGCTGATGGTAAATTTTTTCCAGGGTCACTTAAAGTTTCACTTGAAAAATCAAGTCTGCTGATAGTACTAAAATTAGAAGGAGTTGGAGTATTTCCACCACCAAAATATCCATATAAACTACTTGAGATTGCTCCCAATGCAAGTCTTGCTGTAGGTAAGTTTTTTCCAGGACCACTTACCGTTTCATTAGAAAAATCAATCCTTGAAATAGTATTAATACTCCCTAATGGTGTACTGCCACCGCCGTAGTACCCATATAAATTGTTTGAGACTGTTGCAGAAGTATGTATTGTATTAGGTAATTTATTTCCAGGGTCACTTGTAATTTCATTAAAAAAATCAAGTCTTATGAAGTTGGATGAAGTTGCACCTGGTAGCAATCCACCACCAAAGTATCCATAAGTGCTATATTCTGGCCAACTTGCAAAGTTATTATTTGCAATATTTTTTACTTGTTCCGACTTAACTTCTTTAAGTGAAAATATTGACATCTACAATCCGAAGATAGAATAACTTTGAGTTCTCTTTTTCCAGAACTCCATATGATTATATTTATTGATTACATACTCACTTAAGAACTTTGTGTTATCACGATGTATTTTTTCAACCTTATTTCTCACAGTATGCATATTTTCTAAACGATAAACCTCATCATTCTCATCACACTTTGGTTTTACATTTTCAAAACTATGAGTAAATCTTGGAAGTTCTAAGAAGTCATAAATGCGATTAAGTTCTTGTTGAGGATTATTTACTAAATCGTCATATTCAACTAATAGCAAATACTTATCATTACCCTTACGAAATGCTTCTGAAAGTGCATAATACGATTGACCAATAATACCCTGTGGAGACATTAAGTAATCTGCACGATTATCGTTATTAATCTCCATACCATTAGCAATAAGTGCTTCGTCAATAAAAGAAGTTGTTTTTGAATGATAAACAAGGTTTAGAAATGAAGAGATAATATCTTGAATATCTCTTACTGGACATATAATCTTTGGTTCTTTTGTAATATAATCTTGAATGTGTTGGATTTGATTAACCCAACCTCTAGATTTATCAATAATGATATTTTGTTGGGTGTTAAAATAATAGTTTTCTGGAATGGAAGATAGGACTTTATGTGCTCCTTCTGGATTTGGTGTTGCTTTATATTGTTCTGATTGATATAAAAGATATTCTTCTGTGTAATGTATTGTATCTAAAAGTGGAGAATTTGTGGATGCGTGT